TCCGGGATCAGCGCGAGGATGTCGGCCATGCGATTTTCTTCTGTCGCGGCTTTATCCTGGTTCGGCTTAATCTCAGGGTTTTTGGTGGTGTCCATTGCTTCGGCGAAGGTTTTGGTACCGTCGTTTTCAGCTTTGGTTCCGTTTTTGGTCGGGTCGGTTTCCGCTTTTTCAACTGGTGCCGGTGCCGCCGGTGCGGTCACTTTGTCCAGGATAGCGCAGCACATCTCGGACGACAGGTCAGTATCGTATGCGAGGAACGACGCTAAGTCGCTTTGTGCTGACGCATTCGCATGGGTGTTAATCGCCTTCATGCGGGCGCGCGATTCCAGTTCGATGGTTTTAGCATCGACTGGCGCTTCGGCTTGCGCCTCGGTCGTTGGCTTGTTGGTTACTTTTGCTGCATTAGACATATCGTCTTCCTCGTCATCATCAATTTCGTCGAAGGGATCGTACCCGTCGGCCATTCTCGACATCGCGGTAAGAATCTCTGCCGATGGATCGTTAATTGCGTCAATCAGTTTTAACTCTACCGCTTGTTCTGCCGTGTAGCAATCCGCCTCGGTAGCCAGGACAGATTCTAGTGTGATACCACGACCTTCTGCAACGGTTTCAGCGAAATCCTGTCGAATCTCTTCCAGTCGTGCTTCTGTTTTCTCTTTGACGTCGGCGCCCAGTTTTTCGAATTGGTTGCCGTCCACTTTGTGTTTGCCCGCGTACATGAGCGTAACTTTCATGCCGATGGAGTCCATCAGTTCGGACACGTCGATGTGCATGGTCATCGCACCCACAGAGCCGGCCCCGCCACTCTGAGTCGACACCAGACGGTCTACCTGAGAGCCGAGCCAGTAGGCTGCCGAGTAGCATCGAGAGTCTATGATACCCATCGTCGGGGTCTGCGCCGACTGAATAATCATGCCTGCTTCCGCGCAGCCAGCTACCTCGCCGCCGCCGGAATTGATGTCGTATACGATCAGCTGTACGTCAGGATCGGCATCTGCGGCCATGGTCATACGCGAGATGTATTGATACCCAGTCACCCACGACCATGAACCACCAAAACGGTTAATCAACATGCCATGGATAGGGATGATGGCCACGCCTTCGGCAAAGGCATACGGCTTTTCGTTTGCTGCTGGCTGCATTCCGTAGGCGGCCACTACTTCGGCCTTCCATGTTGCATACAGGGATTCTTCGTCGGCGCGTTCTTCCGGAGACATGGACAGGAATCGTCCCATGTCGATGTCCATTGACGCTTCTGGTACCGCCAGCAGCGGCTGCAGACTAAGGCGTCGTGCGACGGCCTGAGCGACGGTGTGATTAATTTGAGGCATCTGCGTTTTCCTCCCGGTCCTGGGTGTCGTTGTTACTCATTGTCTGCTGACGGTCATTTGCCCCAGGCTTCGTTGCTTCACTGGAGAATGTCAGGCCAGCGGCCTTAATCAATTTTTCTTCTTTCTGGCGCTGGCGCACCACGTCTTTGAAGTACATGCCGAGGTTAGCCGCTTCTTTGTCGTAGGTAGAGAAACCGGCAGCGACACGCATGATAGCCGCCTGCGTTTCTTTGACCTCGTCAATCTGTCCACGTCCGGCACCAATCCAGAGACAACCTGACAGCGCTTGCTTAACGAGCGGAGCATACAGGATCGATGGCTTCATTCCCACTGGCATAGGCAGGTTGCCCGCATTCCAGTCTTCTTCTAACCACAGATCGTAAGTCTCACCTGCCATGCGGTCAGCGATTGTTTTCTTCTTCGCCTGCATACGCTTGTGTGTCAGGTTCATCGCAGCGCGGGCAGAAGAGTAGTTCGTCTTCGAGAAGTCGCGGGCGAACTCTTCATACGAATAGCCGAGCGATGCCGCGATGTGGCGGATCAGGGAGATTTCGAATTCCGTACCAACTCCACCTGGTGTACCTAACTGTTGCATGTTCAGTTTGGTATTCGGGAACAGCACCGGAATACTGGCACCATCGATCGTCAGGTTGTTCGCGCCGCCCATGTACTCCTGCAGGCGGGACATGAACTGTCCGAGATACTCTTCCATGCCGAGCGAGTTTCCGCCCATGGCGCCAGCCAGCATTTCCATTGGCAGTTCGGATTCCATCGTGGCCGCGTAGCTGGCTTTGATAACGGCGTTCTGCAGCGTGATGTCCTGGAAGCGGCGGGTCATTCGCATCTGTTTCAGCGCGGCCACCATTTCGGACAGACCGCGAGTCTGGCCAGGAAGGTCGCGTTCGCAGATATGGACGATCATTTTTCGTCCCCACGGCTTCTCCGCTTCGACGCGCTGCCATGTTACCTGCTGAGTCGTGCTATACGGGTCGCCCATGTATCCGTTGCGGATGTGATACGCAATCGGACGTTCGTACATGTCAATCTCGACACCACGACGCAGGCGAAGCGTATCCGGCCCGTTATCAGGATTGCAGAGTCGGTCCGGGGCGATCAACTGGATGGCCGTGTTAAACGGGCGGTCATTCTGCCGAATCCACTCCGCCGACATGATGATCTCGCCGGAATAAACGTGAGACGCCAGACCCAGTCTAATGAGGCTTGAAAGTGTGTCACGGCGTGTGGCATCCAGGAAGTTCGCGCGGGATTCGGAAATCAGGTTGAATCGACCTTCGACGGCCATGGAGAATTCTTCTTCCCATGCGTCGTCAAAGCGCTTGTCGATGGTTTTCAGAACGTCCACGTTCGGTTGGGCGATCATCATGTAGCTGGCGCCGACGATACTGTCGCGGGTGGAATGCAACACACCGGACAGATAGCCGTCGTTCATCATGGCGTCGCGGCTGCGGTCGTCCGTGATCTTCTTGGCACCGTTCACCAGCGTATCCGGAGATCCGCTGTATGGTTGCCAGCGCGCCATCTCACGGGACATGATTTTAGCGCCTTCCAGGCCGCCGCCGCCCAGCGCCATTGGCACCAGCGCGTTCGACTCGGCGAGAGATAATTTTTTCACTGTCTTCCCCTTAGAAGATGAATCGGAAGGCTTTCTGCGGCTGCGGGGCCGGCGCACATAGGCAACCATTTTCGCGCATGTACGACAGAATGGTTTGAATGTACTGGTTAAGCGCCTGACGGTTTGCCGCGGTGAATTCCACACGCTCGCCGTTCTGGTCAACCACGACACGCACCGCGCCGCCTAAAACTAGCTGGTTATACGCCTTTCGGGCTTCCGCCAGCATGTCCTGCAGTTCTTCGCAGGTAAGTCCAGAACAATCAAACATAAATCCCCCTAAGCCATTTCCGAACCGAATTTAGCGAAATCATAGCGGGAAGCGGGCGCGCGAACAATCGTGCCTTTCTCGGTTATGAGTTCGACCATGATATTTTTCTCCCACTCTTCCGCCCACAACGGCGGTCTGTCCCACTGGATATGTTCAATTCCAATGTACGGGGAGATGGCACCGGCGATGCAGTATACGCCTAAGTCCCATGCCTCGTTTCGTTCGCTGTTCGGGTTCTCCCACCCCTTCGGTGTTCTGACCTCCACGCAAAGTTCACGGTAGTAATCGTCTGACAGCCAATCCGGATGCACCACCATTCCTTTTCCTGGTGTAAGGACGCCCAGTCTGCCATCGAACATGTCTTTAACCAGGTTGGTGTTAATCAGCAGCACCGGAATTTCCCCGCGGGCGTTGGCGTATCGGTCCTTACGGGTGGAGTCCGGATACGTCAGTGCCACGCGCGGGGTGTTCGGGGTGTTGCGCCCTTTGATCAGCAGGAAGCGCCCGCCCAGTCCGTAGTCGGCACTGTTCAGTTGCCGGTAGTAATTATACGCGTTAGCCGTCACGCCCGCGCGGCCACCGGAGTCACAGACTGTCAGTTTGACGCCCATGTGGCCTATGCCGCCTTCCAGTGGGTACTTAGCGCGGATTATCTGGCGCGTGATGGTGTGCCAGTCTTCCAGGTATCCGGCGGGGTCCAGCGGTTCTGGATCTCCGTTCTCGTCGAGGCGTTGGTCGTTCTTTACGATGTCGAACCGGTCAATCAGCACCTGATCGAATGGTTGCCCTGGACGAATGCCCCACACCTGAACCACAAATTTTGATTTCTGGACGTCGACGGTACCCATCAGGAAGCGAACGTCATTCGGTACCTGCTTGACGGGCAGCGAGATGGCCATGGCCTTAATGCTGTCCGGCGACCGGACCGACCGCATCGACTTCGGCAAATACGGCATACCCATGTCGGTATTCCAGAACTTCTTCAACGCCTCTTCGGACATCGTGCGCTGGTATTCATCTTCGGCGTTCAGGTAGTAGAACACCAGCTTTTCCCACGTCACGAATGCTGCGGCCACGCCTTTCAGCCAGTAAGATGCAATCAGGTTATCCGGCACCTCGCCGACCAGTTCGCCGTTTTCGATGCGCATACCTTCCGGCACCCATATCCCCCACTGCTGCATCTCGCGGCGTTCTTTGTAGTCGATAAGGCTCCCGCACTCCGGACAGATCATCTGCACGGTGCGCGCTTTTTCCAGGTTGGTCGGCTTCGTCTTGTCCCACGTCAGCAGTTCGAACCGGCCTTCGAAATATTCCTCGCAGTGCGGGCATGGCCAGAACCACAGGCGGCGATCGCCTCGGTTATACAGGTTGGCAATGCCATCGCACGGTGGCGCTTCATGTGGGCTTCGGGCAATCCACTTCGGGTCGATGATCGGCATAGACGGCGATGACTCCGCCATGCACATGGCCATGGAGCCGAACGTGGTGGTACGTTTTGAGCCGAGGTCGAACGGAGAACCTTCGCCGCCCACGTCCATCGGGAATCGATCGTAGTCGGTCATCAAAACTCGTCCGATTGGACGACCGGCCAGTTCGCCTGGCGCCGGATGTGACAGCGACAGGATGGTGCCGTTTTTGAAGTGTTTGTCGAACACGTTATCTGCGTCTCGCCCTTTCAGAAGCTGCTCACCGACTTTCTTCGAATGCAGCATCAGACGGTCGATACGACGAATGGAGAAGTCGCGCGCAAGGTTATGCGTCGGGTTGTAGATAATCATGTCCATCGGGTCGACGATGGTGGTGTACAGAGTGGTGTTCAGGATCATGGAGTCCGTTTTACCGGTCTGCGCGGACATCATCAGCGCCATGGCAATTTTCGTCCTGCTGGTAAACATGTCCATCGGCTCGACCATGTACGGAGTTTCCGAGTTCTTCCACGGACCGATGTACGCACCTGGCTGGTAGACGTAGCGGTACTTCATCGCAGCCTGAGAAACGGAAATACGCTCCGGCGCTCGAATGGTGTCTACCAGGTCCAGAAAGACGTCGTACAGCGAGTCGAACGTCTTAGAGTTGTTCGTTTTCATCGTCTTCGTCCTTTAACCGCTGGAAGGCGCCACCGAGCGTTTCGCGTGTCATGTTAATCAGGCTGTCCATCTCCTGAACCAATGCTTCGCGCTGCTGCTCACTCAGAATTTCACGACGGTCTATGGTGTCCTGCACCTGGCGGACGCCGGTAACGAAGTTCTTTACCCAAACGCCCAGCAGCATCTGAATCTGAGAGGTTTCCCACAATTCGCCTTCCTCGCGTAAATAGGTCAGGCGGGCGCGCTTACCGTTCCAGAATTCCTTCGACAGCAGCGGCGGCAGGTCTTGCGGGTTCATCGTGCGAAGACGTTCTTCGATAAACACCGGATCGATGTCGCAGAGATATCCGGCGACGTCGCGCAATTTGTAGATAGGATTTCCGTTTCGGTTGGCGCATGGTTTCACTCCGGCATCGTGGATATAGCGCGTCACCGTCCGGCGGTCACGGTCGAAGATGTCGGCCAGTTGCGAGATCGAACAGCCTTCGTGGATCATCGACCGCGTCTTTTCGTCGGGGCCGGCGTTCTTAATGTCTTTGCGATTGTCTGCCATGTCAGTCCTTAAAATGAAAAAAGACGCTGCCGATAATTTACGGCGAACGTCTTTGTATTTGCAACGGGTGTTTACAGCAGATCGTCTTCGTCGGCCATGGCCGTCGCCCGCGCTGCTGCCTCCACTCGTTTCATCGTCGCTTCCCTGACTTTGCGCTGCAGGTACCGGAGCCTGTTAAGCAGCGCTTCTTCGCCGTCCTTCTTCTGTTTCAATGACTCCCATACTCGCAGATCATAGGTGCCTTTGGAAAGCATAAGGTGAACGAACACACGTTCTTTCTGCCCTTGTCGGTCGAGTCGGCCAACGAACTGCAGGAAGTTTTCGAGCGATGGGTGGAGGTCGAAGAAACACATCTGGTTCGTCGGCTTCTGCAGGTTAAGACCGTGTGCGGCTGATTGCGGGTGTGCGATCAGCATCTTGATTTTTCCTGCATCCCATTTCTTCTTGTACGTCCCTTCCTTGTCCAGAACTGTAGCCCATGGGAAGCGTTTTTTCAGGCGTTCCAGTGATTCGTCCCAGTGGTACGCCACCAGCAATGGCTTTCCGTCAAGCTGGTCGATCAGTTCTTCCAGTTCGTCGAGCTTTTCGTCATGCAGAAGATGGGGCCGGCGTTTCAGCACCATTTTCCCTTCGCGCGTCGGGTGCGGTTCCTTCCACGTTTCATAGATCATGCCGCTGGCCATCTGCAGCAGTTTGCCCCACACGGCCGCCGCATTGTCCGCCACGATCTCGACATCGCCGAGTTCCAGGACGCTGGTTTTTTCCAGTTGCTTGTACTGTTCTTCGAACTTAGCCGACATCGGCAGGTTGTGTTCGACGAAGTGCGGCTCGTCGTTCTTGTTAGGCAGGTATTCCGGCCCCATGACGAGAGTGATATCCGAGATCTTCGCGTCGATTTCCGGTTTCAACGCTTCGATGACCTCCCACTTTCTGGTGTAGTAGTTCTGTTTGAAATAGTCGTTCCGGTAGTGCGTGATGTGCGTCCCAAGGCGATCGCCCGCATCCAGCAGGGCAATCTGCGCGAACAGGCTTTCGTACCCCTCTGACGCCGGTGTGGCCGTCAGTTCGATAAGACGCTCAATGTTCTTAAACTCCAGCAGCAGTTTTTTGAAGCGTTGCGACTTGTGGTCTTTAAATTTACTGGACTCGTCGATGATCACGCCGTCGTATGGCCAGTCTCTGCGCCAGTAGTCGACCAGGGCCGGCACCATCTCCATGTTGACCATGTCCACCGACGTTTTGCTGGTGCGCGAACGGCGAATAACCGCCTGCGTTTTGGTTTCCTTCGACGTTTCCGGCTCGTCGGACAGCACCGTGTAATCCAGCATCGCCAGGTGGCGCCATTCGGCGAACGTTTCTGGCCACGTCACGCGGGAGACTCGCAGCGGGGCGATAATCAGCCAGCGGTTGATCTCCATGTTGGCCAGTGTGTCGAACAGGACGGTACCGGCCACTGTCGATTTCCCAAGGCCGAGCGCCATCCACAGACCACATTTCTTCACGCGCATAGCGAAGTCGATGGCCATTAGCTGATAGTCGTGCTGGTGTTCCCGCGTCAGTTCGGCTGCAGCAGCGCGGGCGTTAGCGTCGAAATACATTTTTCGCATCCTCCAGGCTGTCGAACCAGTGTACGTCTACACCGTGTTTAGCGAGTTCCCGCGCGCGGACTTTCTGCAACGGTTCCGGCTTCTTACCCAGTTGCTTTATCTCGGCCAGGATGAACTCGCTTTTGTCTCCTGTCTTCCGGACGAAGCCGCGGTCTGGCATCCCGTTGAAGGCCGGACTGGTGACTTTGAACTGCATCCAGCCGTAATACTCAGCAAACTCACAAATGCTTTTTTCCACTTTCGATTCGCGGATGGCGGCGGCCTTGGCAAACGGATCTTTTCTCGGCATATCGTTAGTCCTTCATGTAGAACGGGCCAGTCCATCCCGCGCCGCCAAGGTGCATTCCTGGCGCCCATGACAGCGGGGCGGTCATATGCTCCTGAAGGCGGGGCAGCGTATGGTACGTGTCCGTGCGTTTTTCGTGGCAGACGATTTCATCGTGGATGTGCATGACGATTTTGAAGCCGTCGCGGGTGGCGCGGATGATACCGGCTTTCAGTACGTCGCGGGCAATCGCCTGAACGATGTTTTCCACCAGTTTTCCGCCGTGGGTGTACTGACGCGACCACTTACGGGTCTTCTGGTCCATACCCATGTAGGACAACTGGTATTTCGTGTATGACTCTTCTTCCCACACCGTCGCTTTAACACGCTGCCCGTTCCCGTCGCGGACGATTTTTTCGACCTTGTTGCGGAAGGTGCGTTTTACCGGCAACACTTTCGGGTCGAAGTACCACAGGCGGCGGCCGGACGGCAGGCGGATCGCCAGGAACGGTTTGCGATATTCGAACGTCACGCGGCCACACTTCACCGGCTGTTTCGTTTTCAGGCACTTCATCGCAGCCTGTTCCAGTTCGAACCACAGATCGACAATCTCCGGACAGAGTTCACGGAACACCTTAACGTGTTCGGCGGCCTCTGCCTGGGTCATCTCGACGCCCATGTTCTCCGCGTAGCCCCACAGGCCGGTACGGGTGAAGGTTTCTGTCTCCATGCCGCCGCCGAGACGGTAGCCGCAGCCGAGCGTCGCCGGTTTGGCCATGGAGCGTTCTGCCTTCGTGACCTCGTCGTATGCCTTGTCATACAGGTGCATAGCAAACGATTTGTAGATGTCACGCCCGCTGGACAGCACTTCCTGGAACCATTTGCAGTCCGACAGCCAGCCGATCACGACCGATTCAATCGACGCAAGGTCGCACACGCGGAATTCGTGGTCTTCCTCGGCGCGGAACGTAGAGCGGATGCAGCCGACGATGGCTTCCATTGGCTCTTTCATCCACAGCGATAATTCGTCGTACTTGCCCGCGCGGATGATTTCGGTGGTGGTGTTTAGCTTACGGATGTCGCCGTCTTTCGGCTCCAGGCACTTCGGGGTGCGGGGCAGGTTCTGCGCCTGCACCTTGCGACCGGCCCAGCGTTGTGTGCGCTGCGCGCCCGCCATCTGGAACGCATAACGGAAACGGCCAGCGCGAGAGGCGTTGGCGATTGTCGTGTACTTTCCATGGCTGGTGGACGCCGCCCACTTACGCTTTTTCAGGACGACGATACAGTCTTCCGTCATCTTGTGAGAGAAGCGGTTGAGCGCGGTTTTAACGGAAGCCGCTTTACAATCGGGGAACGGGTAGCCGCGCGCGGTCAGCCATGGCAGCAACTGCGTCGTGGAGTTCGGGTTGGCCAGTCCGGTGATCTCGCGCAGTTCGTTGACCAGTTCTTCCTTGCGGCGGTCTTTCAGCACGATGGCGTTTTCGGCCATGCGCAAGTCGATTGGCACCCCGCGGTCGTTGATTTCCTGGTCGATAGCGTAGGTCGACCACTCGGACGGTGGGATCGGGTATTTGTCCGGCCGGTCCAGGCGCGAGGCGATACCCATCTCGGCCGCGACATCCATGACGTTATAGACGCAGTATGCGAACCACTCTTCCGGATACTTCGCGGGGTCGCGGAACATTCCGCCCACGTTCTTTCGCTGGCGCTCCGGCACCGGCACCGAGAAGAACTTAATCAGGTCTTTACCGATGTCCAGTTTCGCCTGCTCTTTCAGGCCGACAGCAGCGCCGATCTGCGCCAGCGTACCGCCGAATCCCATCATGTACGCCAGCACCATCGTACAGCGCCAGTCTTTGTAGCCGATGTTGTCGCCCAGGCCCATGGCGAATTTCGTGATAGTGCGCTCGAACTGCGCGTTGAACGCGTGTTTCAGAACGTTAGGATCACAAAAAATCGCAATTAAGCGACTTGGGAACTTCCCCATTTCCACATTCCAGTGGAACCAGTGATTGCCGTCCGGCCGGATTTCGCACCATGTGGCCATGAGCGGGTGTGTCGACGGGTGGTTTGCGTATCTGTCCTGCCCGAACTTTTTCAGGTCTTCTTCTGAGCGCGTTTCATAGTCGATATAGATATCGCTCGGCAGGTTTTCGCAGTTGTGATAGTCCTGTCGTTTAGCGGGAAGAACAGCAAGTTTCTTCGCTATCTCCAGGGTCATTTCGCCAACAATCATTAGCCGTCTCCGATAAAAAAGCCGCCCCGAAGGACGGCTTTGCTGGTGGTCAGATTATAAAGCGTCTTCGTCATCGTCGTTGCTGCTGGACTGACGGCTGCCGGATGTTTTCGGCTGCTGCTTCTCGAAGTATTCATCATCTTCGTCATCGTCCCACGCGCCATCGGTGTCGATCGGTTCTTCACCCAGGCGGGTATCGTCACGGCGCCACTTCACTGACACCAGACCGGCGTTCACACGCTTGGCCGTCGTGCCTTTTTTCTGGTCGCGGTAGTTCTGGCCCCATGGGCGAATCAGCATGTCGCAGCGGACGCCAGGGTAGAACAGGTCGCGCAGTTCTTTCGCTGAGTCGATTTCATCACCATCGACAGACAGGAAGGTCGGCTTACGGGATTCGCTGGCCTTAATCTGGTACATACCAGCCAGTTCAGGACGCAAATCTTCGTCACCTTCGACAACGAACCACTTGTCTTTACCGCATTTGCAGTCGCGGTCTTCCATGATTTTCTTAATCATGTCAACCAGGTACTTTTTCGATTCCTGGAAACGCTCGGACTCGATCAGACCTTCCATGCCGTACTTTTCGACTTCGCCGCCGTCGTCACGGGTGAACTTCTGCGGTTTATCGAAGTGCGGGTAGGAGCACTTCACATCCAGAAACTTGACGTAGCCTTCTTTGTAGAAAATCACGCCTTCTTTCGGGAATTTTTTCTCAACTGTAAGTTTACGGGCCATGCTATTTCTCCGGTATCATCGTTGTGACGGGAAGTAGAAATCGTCTTCTTCGTCGTTCATGGCGGATTTTGTATCGCCGCCGATTTCAGGTCGTTTATCGCTTAGTGGCACCAGTGTAGGCGCGCCTTTCGTCGATTTTACTATCGGACTGAGGATCTTCGGAAGTTCCTTTCTCTTCAATCCGGTGGACATCAGCGCTTCTTCCGCCTGGTTCGGAGAAATCATCTCCGTTTTCCAGATGTCTTCTTCACTTAGTCCGGCATCAAGCAATATCTTAACGGCTTTATCCTGGTCTGCAAACTGTCGGAAGTTACGGCCATCCACCAGTTTGTATCCAGGGACTTCACCGCCAGCTAATGCCCGTCTGGTCAGTTCAGTCTGTAGTGACTTGAACCAGTTTTCTATCGTCGTCCGGTATTTCAGGACGTTGGCTAACTGCGCACTCGTCAACGATTGAGGCGTCTGGAACTGCAGGTAAAACAAGTCCTCGTCCAGATCTTCTTTCAGTGTCTTAATCTGCGTGTCGGTGATGGGGAATTGCCCGTCTTCCGGGAAACGCAGTTCAAGAACCTGTCTTGCCATGGCCAGTCGAGCGGGGCAGGTTTGGCGGATGCGGCAGAAACCACACTGTTTCACACCGGCCACCAGCGGGGCGTCTAATTTCCACGCCTCTGCTGCCTTGCGTTTAACCAGTTCGCCGAAGCCCATCAGTTCTTCGACGGTGCATTCCCACTCTTCGAAGTGGTCGAGTCGGGGTTGCACGATGCAGATTATGATCCTCTTGATGTAGTAGAAGTCACGAATTTCCATGTACTTCGCATACGCGTAGATCAATAACTGCGTGTTTTTGATGGCGTCGACTTTTACCCCTTTCCCGTATTTCAGGTCACGGATATAAAGCGTGTCACCGTCGATTGCACAAAAATCCAGTGTCCCTTTTTGGCCAGGCACCGGCGTTAACATCGAAAAGTCTACGCGGCTTTCTATGAACTTTTCGCCAGGTGTCATCATGCACACGTCGACATACTCTTCGACATAGATGAACATCCCGCGCGTTATCTGTATCTCGAACCAGTCGGTACCGTTCTCGATCCAGACCCACTCGCCTAGCCGTTCTTTCGGCTTCCGGCCGGTGGTTAGCCATTGTTCCGCCAACTCATGCGCCACCGTTCCTTCGGCAGCAAAAATCCCAGTATCGTCAGGCGCCAAAATGTTGGGGATTAACGAACCGGGACAATTCATCCACCTGGACGAAGCGGACGGGGAGAATATCGAATGGTCCCCGTCCGCAAATCGTTCGTAGATGGCCTGCAGACTTAGCGTATTACAGTTCTTCTTCGCCGTTGTCATCAGCGGTGTTGCCGTTGTCCAGGTCAGCGATTGCGGCGCAGATTGCGTCGTACACTTCTTTGGACTTGTCTTCCGGCACGTCAGCGATCGCGTCGTAACCCAGTTCTTTGGTCAGCGCCTTGGCCGCTTTCATGTCGGTCGCGTTTTTGTACTCGACCAGTTTCGCTTTCAGCGTATCAGGATCAACTACTTCGACTTTCGCTTTGCCGGTTGCTTTCGCGCCGCCGGTAGCTTTACCGCCTTTCGCGCCGCCAGTTGCTTTTTCGGTGGTCTTTTCGGAGCCAGCATCAGTTGAGCCACCTACGGAGCCGCCCGCTTTCAGTGCTGCAGTCAGAGCGATTACAGCAGCGGTGTTTTCTTGCAGAGCTTGTTCGAGAGACATTCGGTATTCCTTCTGTTCGGTTAATTTTCGGTTTATCCGGCGGCGTGTTTGCTGCCGGTGATTGAAAGATACGCCTACCCGAAAAATCCGTCAACTACTTTTTTCAAATAATTTTAAATTTCTGTCTTGGGTACCGACGAATACTGGCGGTACCGGAGGCAAATGCTGCCTAGACTTCTGGTACATTTGGGACAAACGGAACAAAACTTGCCTTTGTGTACCAGATAGGCCATTATCGCGTGGATCAATAAACACAAGAAGAGGACGTTTGTATGTCATTACCTGAAATCCCGACCTGCGTTGACCGCGAAGACCCTGAACAAATCGTTCGGTTCATCGTTGCCCGCGCCGGTCTGCTGTCGAAAAATCGCGTCCTTGTACGCGAGATCGCCGAGATTTGTGATTTCCGTCCGGATGTACTTTCCCGCTTTATGCGCGAGGGGCGTTTTACGACTCGCGCCGCGATGATGGTGGAAAACGGTTTAGGCCGTGAATTCATCCAGTGGGAATGGCTGGTTAACCCAGTCGAGTGCGTCCGGAACGGGAGTCTGATCTAATGGCTAAAACTTCGCTTCATCAAGTCGGCGAAGACCTGGCCGTTAATGGCTACATCTTTACGCCGATCCGGCGGAAATCGAAAGCGCCGTTATTCAAAAACTGGACGACGAACGACTTCGAAGGAAACTGGGAAAACTGGGTTCTGCAACATGGAGATTGCGGGGCCGGCATCCTTACTGCCAAAAATCCGGCTGTCGACCTGGATATCCGCGACGAAGACCTCGTCGAACACATGTCCGATTACGTCGAACTGGTTTACGGCAGCGCGCCTACCCGCGTAGGCCTGGAACCGAAACGTCTGCTGCTGTTCCGCCTCTCCGGCGCCAAGTTCCCGACCATGAAATCGGTCTGGCACGAAGGCGACCCGAAAACTTCAATGAAACACGAAGTCCAGATCCTTGGGGATGGCCAGCAGTTCATCGCATTCGGTGTTCACCCTGATACCAACAAGCCGTACAAGTGGGTGGCCAACGGCGACCCGACAGAAGTAGACCGAGACGACCTGCCAACGCTGACCGAAGCGCAGGCATTCGACATCATCGCCGAGTTCGACCGCGAGTGTGCCAAACGTGGATGGAAACACACGATGGCCGTGCGTGGCCAGACCCTGGGATGGGATGACGAGGACGAAGAGTACGAAGAAGACGACTGGGTGAACTCCGCCGTCGACCAGTACAGCCAGTATGATGGTGATTACGACGAACTGGAGCGCAAAGTCATGCTGCTGCCAGGTGCGGAAGATTACCAGCAGTGGATTCGTGTCATCGCCGCGCTGCAGACCGGCGTGGAAGACCAGGACCGGGCATACGACATCGCCCTGAAATGGTCAGCGCAGGCCAACAACTTCGATCAGGACTCTTTCGACCAGAAGTGGGACGAGGGTTTCAAGCACGATAAAAAGCGCCTGATCTCCTTCCGTTCGCTGCTGCTGGAAGCCAACGAAATCGAAGACCGCCAGCGCGCGGAAGCCGTTGAAACGCTTATCCCGAAATTCTCCGGCGCTACAAACCGTGACGAATGGGTGGAAGCCGCCAGCCATTTCCGCAAAGTGAAGATGTTCGGCATGGCGCGAATGGACGTTGTGAAAGTCGCCTGCGACAAATACAACGAACTCATGGGGCGTAAGCTGTCTCCGGCAGAGATCAAGAAAAACCTGTCATACCGTATTGACCCCGATGACCTGCCAGGTTGGCTCATGCAGTGGTGCTTCAACCGCCAGACCGGCCTTTTCGTTAACATCCGAAACGGTTCTTCCAGTAGCGTTCAGGCGTTCGACCTGGCCATGCGCCGGTACATGGTTGACGAAGACCCTGACACCACGCCTGCGAAACTGGCCATGGATATCTATCAGGTGCCGGTGGTCGACGGGGTGATGTATAACCCGCTGGCGCACGGCGAAACGCCGAACAGCGAGTGGAAGCCAGTACGCGAATGTGCGGGCCGGCCTGAGTTCTTCCGTTTCTTCGAATCCGACAACCTGGCATACTCCGCCGACAATGGCCGCATCTTCCTGAACACCTTCCATCCGGACACGATGGTCGATATGCCGGAAGACTACAGCCAGCGCGACCTGAAAAACATCCAGATCATGAAGGACTTTTTCATGGTTCAGTTCCCGGACCACAAAGAGCGCGAGTACGTGATGGAATACTTCGCGTGGGCTATCAAAAACCCAGGGAAGCGCATCAACTACGCCCTGATCATTCACGGTTGCCCTGGTTCCGGTAAGACCATCATCCGTGAGATGTTCCGCTGCATCCTGGGTGACGCGAACGTCGGCGAGGTAAGTAACTCCGATCTGCAGAGTAACTTTACGAAGTGGGCTGAGTCCGACATCGTGAAATTCGTGGAAGAAGTGTCCGTGGTTGGCCATGGATATGACGTGCTGAACAACATTAAACCGTTCATCACTAACCCGATAATTTCGGTTCGCCGTATGCGCGAAGACAGTCTGAAAGTGCGTAACACCGCCAGTTACATCATGGTGACGAACGACCCTGCAGCGCTGCCGATCGACGACAACGACCGCCGTTATCTGGTGGTGGCCAGCCAGTTCCAGGATAAGAAGCGCGACCTGATCCCGTTCCTGAAATCCGAGCCGAATTTCTTCAAACGATTCGACCGCGCATTCCGCCAGTCCGCTGGCGCGCTGCGTAAATGGTTCAGCGAATTCCAGTTCCGCAAAGACTTTAATCCTTCCGGTGGCCATGCGCCGATGGACACCATGGCGCGCGAACGAATGATGGCGTTGTCGAAGGATGATTTCACGGATTCTGTGATGACCTGCGTAAGCGAAAACTGCACCCGCAACGTCTGCCGAGACATCATCTTCATGCCGGATTTGATGGCCTATCTCGAACGCGAAATTGACAACTTCAAAGCGCCGAACTCCCGTTCTATTTCCAGAAAAATGGAAGCAGCGGGATTCTATCGGGTGGCATCAACACACTCCGGTAAAGTTCGTATCGACGGAAAACTAGGGCGCTGCTACTCACCGCAACCGAAGCATTTCGAACGCCCCGATGGCGCCCCGGATGCCGATGAAATTCGTGCATGGCTCGATCGCCACAATGAAGCGAATGTACAGGAGGAAGACGAATTCGACGAAGATGACATGCTTTAACGATTTTCTGAAATTGGCCAATTTTTGAAATCAGATCCCTGGAGAAATCCGGGGATTTTCGTTTTCAGTAGACGTGAAAATTCGCGTTTTTCGGCCATTTTTCTGGCCATTTTCCAGGGAATTTTCGCAAAAGTACCAGAACACGAAAACTTCCGGTACAGGGTTAAGCACATGATCTATAAAAGGAATTCGGCTTCGTGCCGAGTGTACCAGAAAGGTTCAGTTACGCGTTATATATGAGAGATCATTATGTAGTGTGTGATCGGTACTTACTAACAGTGGAGCCTTAATGGAACCTTATAAACTTCTGGTACTTCTGGTACTTCTGGTACAACTAAACTATAAGTTATCGAAATATAAAGGAATTTTGTTGTACCAGAAACCGTACCAGAAACCGTACCAGAAAGAATTGTTCCAGATGTGCCAGAACTTCCATGGAAAAGTGGCAGTGGAGCCATGGCCGATCCCGCAGATTTCCGTAAACCGCGGCTCTGCGCCCCCGCGGCATTCGAATGAGGTCGGGGGAGTACCTTTTGACCCCCATCAAGAATTCTTCCGCAATCGCCCCGCCACGCCTCGCAACGTCCTATGCAGTACCATCGCATTACTTACTATGTGATCGCCTCGTCTAGCCCCCATAGCGGCGCTAAAATCGGTATTCAAATATACATGTTATGCGTGATATGCAGATATTCACCATGATCGGGGTGATCCTGGTGTGCGGCGGTGTTCTGAATGGGGTGATCTCTGAATGCAGGGAATGAGATAAAACAGGCGGGACCAGTATCAAGATCACCACGTTGTACGCGGCAACCCTGAAAGCGGCCTATGGGATAGCCAACCAAAGGAAATAAAAAAGCCCGTCCATGATAGACGGGCAATCGTGAAGCCAGATAAACGAGGTTTATTTACTATTCGTGATCGTACTCTTCCAGCCCCTCAATAGCAGGACCATCAGCGTCCAGGTGTGCGGCCTCGTACCCGTGTTTATAAAGCGCCTGTTTAATGGCCTGGATATCTGGCTGATTAGCGATCCAATGTGCTGTTACGTTCTCCGCTTCAATCGTCCCGAAAGCGTCCAGCGCATCAAAGCGGATGATCCAGCCGTAGGCCGTGCTATGAATCCAGAAAGGTAGCGCCCTGTTGCTGGTGATGTCGTTAAGCCCTTTCAGCGTGGCGGGGGTGAGGTGGCAAGTAGACAACCACGCGGATCGGTATGTCTCTTTAAACGGATCAGCGGCGGCGGCCTTTTCTTCTGCCTTTCTGGCAAGGTCGAAAGCGGCGGGATAATCCTCGTTAACCATGCCGTCAATGTTCCAGACTGCATCATGATGACCCGCGATCACCCCCATAACAGCCGCGCCCTGGGCACACCATAGCGATCCGATACTGTCAGATTGCACGAATTCAGGATCGAACCCTTCCACGTTAGCGCCGCAATCCAGCGCGTAAAAGTAGGCCGTTTCAATGTCGCCGTGCATCATTTCGCCGCTGGTGGTTTCGAAATGCACGATCAACGGATCATTCTCTTCGCGGTCGATATCCAGGATGAAAGCGGTAAACTTTTTAGCGGTAGTCATAGCAATGGCCTCGAAAGCGTCTAATTCGGTTAATACGTCGTCTAATGTTGGTTTTGTGCGGTTGCCGTTCAGAGTGATCATTTTGCGCCCCATATCCATTTTGTATCGTCTTCACTTACGCCGTCGTAGTTGTTGGTGATGCACTCAAACGGAATATGCCCCGCGATAACCTGGAACACATACGCGCCATTTTCGGCGGCAAATTCTAACCAGCCCTCAGCCGGAAGCCCGAATGATCTACGGTAGACCGTTAACGCCTCCGCAACGATTGCCGCCGCGTTTTCTACGTTGATATGGCAGATGAAAGGGCGTTCAGTGTATCCCTTATCGCCTAACACCTGATCGGCAATCCACACGGTAAACGGTTTAGTTTGCGGCGCGTCCGGCTGTTCTTTGCCGATCATCGCGTCCACCAGTAAGCGCAAGCGGTTATGTACACCCCTTTCCCCGTTCTCACTGGTGATCCGTGAGTGTTCCAGTTCACGTCCGTGAAGCGCCCCGCATAACTGATAAGCCGCGTTTAACCCGGCGTACACGTTGGTATTACAAAAGCGAAGCGTGACCAGTTGCGCATAATCCGCCGTGACGCCGTCCGTGCCATCGCGCAACCAATAAAACCCCCTGATCCATTCCTTATGGCGGCGCGGGTTACTGTTCCCGCTGATCGCATAGGTCAACACGGCTTCCGCGAAGTGTGCGCGGTTATAGGCGGGCATATCCCGATCCCACAATTCCAGCATGGTCGCCAGTACAGCCGCGCAAGCCGTCCGCCCGTCCGCCGCCTGTTTAGTGATTAACAGCGCCGCGCCGCGCCAGTTGCCGCCGTCGTTGATGGTATCAATTGCCCTATGTGCTAACTCACGCACATTGTTGATTTTAATATTCATTTGGTAGTCCCCATGTAAGGCAGTTCAGCATTCAGATCCGCGATGATTTGCGCGGCGGTACGGTGATCGCGGGTATCAATCAGCACGGTGTGATCTACCGCGCCGCACGACAGATAGCGATCATCTAAGGTCTGCGCGTTTTTCTCCATCTCAACCACGCACGGGATCACAGCGTCGTACACGTCCACAATGTAATCCTTGCAATCGTCACCGCCAGATAACAGCGGCATACATACAGATAAAATAAGGCCGATACTCATTATTTAATTTCCTTTGCCGCGTCCACCACGGCGATCAAGTAAGACGAAACATAAACAGCATGACGGCACGAAAGAGAGTTTTTAAATAACATCCAGCGCCCGTCCGTAAATTCAATCCGGTATCCGTCACGGTCGAACGTCAACCCATCGCGGGTTTTCCATCCGGCCAGGTGGCGGCGTGTTCTGCTGAATTCCGCGCAAGCCTGAACAACCGATCTACGTTCACAGATACCGATCATGATTTACCCCTTAATTACGGAAGTTTGCGAAGACTAAGCGACCGCGCCAACCGTGGACACGCGCCCCGCAACACTCACAGCCAAACGAAATATCATTTTCAGCGTTATCCAGGTCAACGGCTAACGTTAGCCATTCAGCACGCCAGGACGCGATCCCGATACGCGCGTTATTTTCGCGTTTTTCGCCGTCGTCTGAATAGTCGAATCCGGTTGCGTCGTCATTAACGATCAGGCTTGCGCAAAGGTTGCAGATTGACGCGCTTTCGTTGTCGTCCGCTTTTAATGCGGCGCGTTTCAGATATTCAAGATGACCGTTAACCATTTCAGCCAGGCGATCTAATTCCGGTTTGGTTGCGCCTTTTTTACAGTCCATCCATTCAACCTGGGACCAGACATCTAAGGCGCTCGCAACGTAGCGATCAACGGCTTCCGACATATCATCGAAACCGTTTTCTTCCAGCGTTTCCGGCGTTTCAGTTTGCAGACAATCAGCGGCGGCGCAGATCAGCAGACTCGCTAACACGTCCGCATTACGCCACAATTTTTTACCGTTCACCGTGCGGCCTTTGCCGTCGTTCAGGTATTCCACCAGCGGCGCGGCGTTCATAATGCCAGCGGTCTTGATCATTGCGTCCGCGTTTGCCAGGGCTTTAAGTGCTGATTTGCTCATTCTGTTTTCCTCGTTAATCTGTCGTTTCGTTATCGTTTTTGGTACTGCACCATAAAAATAACACATACGCGGCGAAGGTCAACCGTTTTTCACCGTAAGCCAGACGACAAAAGGCCGCAACCCCGCATAAACAGGGGATTGCAGCCCGAAAAATTATTTTTCGCGTTATGCGGATTATGTGAACTTAATCACGTTTCGGCTTTTCCGGCAGGATGAAGCCCACGAAAGCGGCGGCAATAAACGCCACGCCCGCCGCCGTGAAAAACCAGCGCGGCGAAAGGTACGGATAAGGCAGATTGAACACCACCAGCGCGGCAAATAACACCATGACCAGGGCAAAGAGACAACGGATTAAAGGCATATCAGGCCACCTGTAAAATTAAGGTAAATGGATTGTTTGAACAGCCGATCAGGCGTCCCGTTTTACGTTCACGCAAATAGACCATGCGACGCCCGAAACATTGACGGAATTCAACACGGCAACGGCGATGCACCCGCAACAAGTCACGCCCGATATAAAAGCCGATGAAGGCATAACCGCAAATCAGGAATAACAGGATCATGATTCACGCCCCAGGATCACGGCCTCGTTATCGTCCACCAGCTTAACCAGGAGACGGCTAAACGCGGTTTCGCTGAATGATCCATGCCAGCCAGCCGCGCCCGCTTCCGTGTGCGACTCTTCGCGCATACAATCAACCATTGCATAAACTTCATCCTGATAAATAAAGTACAGGGATTGATCGGCGGTTTCATAATCGTAATTTTCGATCTGTTCCTTCTGCTGTTCTTCAGTCAGTTCATGGAAATAAACAACGGGGATTGACTCAGTAGTTAAAATTTTAATGGTCATGGTGATCCCCTTATTCGTGGATTTTGCCGTAAGCGGTGAATTCTAAATCGTCGCCGTTGCATTCAATATATTCGGCGGTGTATTCGTCGCTTTCCTGATATTCCAGATCCTCAGCCATAGCGACGCAATAAGCATCAATTGCAGCACGAACAAGATCGCCTAATTGCGTTTCATCCGTGGGCGCTTTCAGGAATTCACGAAAAGGCTGTAAAAGCGTTTCATCGTGGCATACGCCGGTATAGTTGCAGCAGTCTGCCGCACGGTAAACGCCGCTCATACGCTTAACAACGTGATCGGTTTGCTTGAAACCGTAGCGGACGACGTCACGCGGGACGGTATAAACGCGCGGCCCTGGTTGCAGCCCCTTAAGGTTATTCACGATCCACGTATACAGCCGCGCCCCGCTCACATATTCAGCGGGCAGATCGTCAAAGTCGAGATCTACGCGGCAACCGTCCAGGCCATAGGACCAATCTTTAATCTCCATCCCGATATCAGCGGCAAACGCTTTTAAGCTGGCTTTATATTCGGAATAATCAAAATCGTGGTGTTTTAAAATGTTATTGCGAACGGATTGAAGCGCGATCTTTTTCGCGGCGTCGTTCAGTTCAGAGAAAGAAAACAGGTCAATCGTTAATGTGCGCATGGTAGATCCTCGTTATATCGTCGTTATGGTTTCGGCTATCGTCGGGCAATAAAACAAATCAGCGTAAAGAGAAAACACGATCCTGATCGTAGGTCTGAATATAGTCCCCCAGGGAATAACTAATTCCGGCGTCCTTTACTTCATCGTTGATCATATCCAGCATGACCCGCGCCGCATAAAACGCCGCGCCTTGTACGTCGCCGGGGGCGGTTTCACGGGAATAATTAACCGTCGTTCCTTTCGGGAATACCCACGAATGAACTTTCATATAAGCGGGGCGCGTGTTCGTGCCTGGCATGAAACGCACGGTTATAGACATATAGCACGGCGCGATCTCCGGTGCCTGGTTAATCAGGAATACCCAACCGCCATTATCCGCATGGTGCGGGGCGCTGTTCACGATAGTAAAACGAGTACCACGCGCCGCGTTAATCTGATCCAACGTGGCAACCACGGCGGCGCGGTGATTCTGTTCACTGTTCAGCGCGTCGTCCCACAAAACACGTTTAGTGCCATACTGGCTTTTAACCTGGACGCGCCCCTGTCCGCTTGCGCCTGCTTTATACAGCGTGGTGATAGTTTGCATGATGTTCCCCTTATTAACGGTTAGATTTACGGATGAAATGCTTTTCTACAGCGGTGCGGTGTTCTTCCCCTAACAGGCCGATCAGGTGTTCAGCCATATCCGCGCAAAGGACGTCGCCCGCTATCGCGTCCCACGTAAAGCCGCTACGGCTGGACGCTTCGCGCATACTCGCTTTGACCCTGGCGATCTCGTTGCCGTGGCAAGGTTCAACCATGAGCGCGGTTAACAGGCCGCCGTGTGAAGCAAGCCAGCCCGCGATCACCTCGTCGGAAGGACGGACGGCAACGAGCTGATCCGCGCTGATATCCAGCCAGAAAGAATACACATAGCGGACGCCGTCGATCTCCACGGTTTCGGAAAACTCTTTACCTTTGCAGATAACCGCCGCGCTGATATAAGCCGCCGCCGGATTCTGGACAGCGCCGCCGCCCGCGAAATATGAATGAGTAAATAAAACTGGTGTATTCATCTTGTTGCCTCGTTGATTCGTGTCGTTGTTTGGTGGTGCCCGCTAATTATTAATGACCTACGCCGTGAAGGTCAACCACCTATCAAAATTTATTTCACTTTTGCGGACGATCACCACCACCGACAGCGGCCTAAACCCGCGCCCCGCCTGGCTTCGCGGTATCTGTAGACAGCACGAAAACGCCAGGCGATCACCACCAGCGCCACCCCGACAGCCCGCCAGGCCAGGCGCGGCGCGGCTTCCAGCCGATCCACCCCCGAAAAGCTCGAAATAAATCCCGAAAATCAACGACTTACAAAAATTTCACTTAAAAACCGACAAACGTGAATACCCCTATCGGGCCAACTTTTTCTCCGGTATCTGAAAAGAGGTCGAACTCCCTTACTCACTTCAAAAAGCCCATGAGCGGATCAATTTTGGCCACGCGTTCTGAGCGTTTCCCGCGCGCTATATCACTTCAGCAACCCCGTGAGCGGATCAATTTTGGCCACGCGTTCTGACTCTTTCGCGCTATCACTTCGGCAACCCCATGAGCGGATCAATTCTGGCTGCATTTTCTGAGCGATTGAAAAATAATCGTGAAAACGTGTTGACCTTCGTGGCGTGTGTCGTTTATATTTCAATCCACCAGCAAACAGGAGCAACAAAATGCCGAAGAAATTAACCGTCGACACCACCTCAGTCAGTAAGCCGGCCCGCACCGGATTACGCAGCCAACTGGCCTCCCTGCAGGTAGGACAAAGCGTAACGATCAGCGAAGTATCGGTGCCGGAAAAAGGTGAAGCGGCAATCACCGCGGCTATCCGTACCAGCCAGAAGTTACGCAGCAATAACAGCCGGTCAGTCACTGACGTCCGTAACAAGACCGGCCAGAAGTACACCATCAGCAGTTCAAGAACCTGGGAGAACAACGCGTTCACCTGCCACCTTCAAATCATCCGTATAGCGTAAGGAACCGACATGAAACACGAACTCACTTTGTTAGAACGCAGCCGTCCGGCACACGCCCCGCAGAAGTTGTCCCGCCTGCGCATCATGATCGACAAGGAAAGCCTGTCGACTAAGCCGAATGCGGCATTCATTTCCCTGAGTGCGGTTGTAATGAACTTCGATGCGAAGTCTCCCCAGGAGTCCCTGTTGAACCGCTTTAACATGTACGTCCAGATCAACTCGGCCTTCGACTACGCACGAAATTTCGGTGGCCACATCGACCCGCAGACGATCATGTGGTGGTTCGGGCAGAGTGAAGCCGCCCGCATGGATCAGGTAAAAGGCCAGGGAGAAGCAGTTATGCTGGAAAGTGTATTGCGTCACTTCGGCGACTGGGTGCGCGACATGTGCAACCTGTATGGCCTGCCATACGATCGCGTCGAATTGTGGTCATGCGGACCAATGCAGGATCAGAACTGGCTGGAAAACGCGTGGCACAACATGATCCCTGTTACGAAGATGGCATGGCCATTTTGGGGAGTTCGCTGCGCCCGGTCCTTCCTGTCCACCTTCTACAAAGTGAAAGAGGGCGTGGCCAGTGAAGGCACCCTGCACGTCGGTATCGACGACTGCTGCAACCAGGCCCGCAAGCTGTTCGCCATCATCCGTGCCATCGACCTTGCCGATCCGGACCTGCGTAATGTGGCGCTGCAGAAGGACGGGACATGGCTCGACCTGGATGATTTCTCTCCGCTGAACCTGGTTAACATCCACACGGACGAGGACGCCGAAGAGTAATGAAGCCGATGACAGCAGTATTCGGCGCGGTCGTGGTATCGGCGGTACTGCTGTTTGCGGCCGAGCCTCGCTACAAACGCGAAATGGTTCACCTCGTTGACCGGTACGCCGGTAATAACTATCCACCACTAACTGAATGGGCTAAAGAGAATGACGACGCAAGTAGAAATACCGCAGGGCGCGGGCAAAACCAACAACCCGAACGGGATCGTCGTAGTACGCGGGAAGCAGGGGTGCGGGAAGACACGCGATAAGGACGTGCTGGCGCGCTTCTTCCAGTGTGAGCATATCGTGGACGACGTGGGCGCCGGTATCTTCCATCGTCCGCACATGCACAACATGAAGAGTCTGCAGAGCCAGATGCGACAGGCGCTGACTCAGCCTGGGCGCGTACTGATCCTGACCTGCGCCGAAGCGCGTCACGTAGAGTACGCCATGAGCCGTCATTTCCCGACACTCTTTGCCGGAGTGTTCGACTATGACGAAGTAATGTCCACCATCAAAAGCGGGGCGATTTAACCATGGATAAATTACGCAAAACGCAAAAACGTATGCCCGACCTCAATGGTCTTCCTGGTTGGGTAACACTGGCCGAACTGTCTAACGGCGACCAGAAGTTCATCGTACAGCGCCACCTGCTGACGATGATCGAGACAACCATCACCCGCGACGAAGCGTTTGTCCTGGTGGAAGCGCTGGTGGATCACTTCACGCTGCCAGCCCCGACGACCATCCCGCACGGCCATGGACCGGTCGGTGCGTTCTATGCGCAACTGGACGATGCGCGGGCGCGGGACTGCTCGCACATCTCGCTGTCGCGTGGCCATGGCAACCTGATTGCCGAGCACATCCGGCTGCTGGAAGAACAACTGGGTGCGCTGCAGACGCAGGTGAATGATCCGGAGCGTGTGCGCCGTCTGAACGAACAAGCGGCCATCGTCAATCTCCTTGGCCATGTGGAAGACGGCAGCGATCAGGTCGTCACACTGTTCCAGGAAGACGCCACGCGGGCCTGGGTAGTGAAGACCGGCGAGAAGATGGAGCACGGCCGCACGCTGGCCGAAGCGCTGCGCAAACACTTCCCTGGTTCCGATACGGAAAGCCAGCAGATCAATAAGTCGCTGAGTACCGGTAGCCGACCAAAAGAGGAAGTGCTGGTTCCGGACGAGTGCGTGGCCACCGGACAGTCGTGTGAGTATGCACCGGACGGTCGGAACGGCGAGATGCAGTGCAAATACTGCGGGAAGTCCATCGAACACAAGAACGCGGACGTGTGATATGGCGCTTATCAACGAGAAACTTAACCAGTTCCAGAAGGCGGCCGTCTACCGCTGCCTTCCTGGAGTCGACCTCGACGATCACGATCTGGAGGTCATCTATTCGGCAATGCTGAACTACGCCGAGTTCAGTACGCCGGTGAAAGTCCGGCTGACCATGCGCCGTGTACGCGACCTGAAACCTGGCGACCTGATTGTCGGGCGTGTGGGTGGCTCTATCAAGAAAGTGATCGGCGTCTATCCGGATGCTTCCAATCGCGGGTACCTCGGCCACGAAGGGGCGATGAAGTGGCGCATAGATTTCCAACTGGATAACCCGAACTGGAACCGCGAAGGCCACGACTTCCGGTATCCGGACTTCTATTACCTCGTCGTGAAAGGGGATGACAATGGGTAGAACCTACGACGAGATCATCGCGGAACAGGCGGGGAAATCGATCACCATGACCGCGGAACAACTGCAGGACTTCCACCGTGACGCGTTCTTCGACGGCCATCGTTGCAGCAAGTATGACCCGAATATTAGCGGTTCCTGCAAAATGTATTTCGTTAATTCGGACGCATTCGAAAAACTTAAAGAGGCGCCAAACAATGAGTAATCGTGTGCTGCAGTTGGCCATTGAGGGCGAATACTTCCAGGCCATCCTGGACGGCGATAAGACCGAGGAATATCGGTTGCAGAACACCTACTGGGCGCGTCGCCTGGAGGGGAAGGAGTTCGATAAGCTGATCCTGACGTGGGGGTATCCGAGCAAAACGGACGGCAAGCGCCGCATTGAAATGCCGTGGGCCGGCGTCAAAAAGAAGTGGATGGCTCACAAGCATTTCGGAGATGAAGCGGTGGAGGTTTACGCCATTCAGATCCCGCCGCGCGCCGACTGGACTCACGATCCTGCCCTGTCTCACAAAAAGACAGAAATTATCGGTACCCGCGACAAAAACGATTGACCTTCGTGACAGGTGTGTGCTAGTTTTCATCTTAGGTACAACTAAGGGGATAACATGCACACACCTGAACGCTATGTAGAAGTATTCCAGGAGGGGCGCCTTGCCGGAGAGATCGGGGTAAGGCGCGAGCACAACCCATTCCTGGGTACTGATCTCGCTGACGCATGGGAAGAGGGACGCCAACACGGGGAACAAAACTTCGAACTGTTCAAGCGAGATCTGGATGATCACTTCAATGGCGCTACCGGCCACCTGGCCATGGTTATCGTCACCGTGATATTTTTAATCGTCATCACCGTCGTATTCTTTTTAATGGAGCATTGATATGCACATGCCAGCAATGCAGACCGATCGCAAACGCATCGGATTGACCGGCGACATCCGGTTCCGCAAGCAGTGGTTTACCCGCAAGATGATCCTGCAGGTGGCCGTGATTTACGAAGTCCGGAAATGGCGTTATCCGAGCCAACTAAAAGACGAGAACCACCCGTTCACCACGGAAGTTGAGTGGGAGGATGCAGACGCGTCAGCAGCGCTTCGAGTAATGTTCCGTCTTCCTCCGTTCGGGAATATGATAGATTTCACCCCCTCTAAGTTCCCGATGTGGGAGGACTGCAAGTATCAAAGCGCCCGCAAGCATTTTAACGAACAGGTCTACCGGAAATGACGGTTTACTATAACGAGTTCGACCCGAACGCCGCTGACTGGCTTGAAAACCTGATTTTATCCGGCGACCTGCCCGACGGCGTGGTCGACCGAAGGAGTATCGTAGATGTCGAACCATCCGACCTTCGCGGCTTTAACGCCTGTCACTTTTTTGCCGGAATTGGCGGCTGGCCGCTCGCCTTACGAATGGCCGGTTTCCCCGATGACTTTCGCGTATGGACCGGCAGTCCTCCCTGCCAGCCTTTCAGTAACGCCGGAAAACAAAAAGGTCGCAGCGACGATCGCCACCTCGCGCCAGTCTGGTGCCGACTCGTCAAAGAGTGTCAGCCTGCAATTATGTTTGGCGAACAGGTTGAGAACGCTATCAAAAAACATTGGCTCGACGATTTATACGATCAACTGGAAATGGCGGGTTACGCCGTGGGATCGGCCGTACTGCCAGGCGGTATCATCGGCGCGCCGCACCGCAGGGAACGAATCATGTTCGGCGCTCACCGGCTGGATGTCCCCGACAGTGATGTCGAAAATTGGGGGACGCTCACCGGAGAGTTTGGCCAAACGGCAGGCGGACAGGTTGAAGAGTGGCCGGACGTCGCTAAGTCCTGGGAACCTGGGCGAGCAACTCACGATGTATTACGCAGCCTGGCCGACGCCCACGGCATCGGACGTGAAGGGATCGGGGCCGACCGTCATCCGAGGGGACGGGAAGGACAGGACGTGGGATCGAATCGACTTCGCTGCGGAACAGGGATTCAAGACAACAATGCTCCGCATTACATGCCTTGGGGAGTTGTTGACTGGGTATGCGGCGGGGATGGTAAGTGGCGGCCAATTGAACCCGGCCTTGCCCCGCTGGTTAATGGGTTTTCCAATATCGTGGGACCGGGAAAGCCCGAAATATTACGCCTGGCTCGCAGTAACAAAACAATCCGGCTTAAAGGCTACGGGAACGCCATCATCCCCGCGCTCGCTGCCGAATTCATCCGAGCCTTTGTCCTCGCCATTGGCGACAGTCGACTCTGAGGATGCCCTCTTATGATCGCAGTCAAAACGGCCGCTAAGATGGTGGCCATTGCCCTGGTGAACAACAAGATGATCGCCGACATCAACGGCGCTCTGAACGAAGCAGACCGGTATGGTATGTCCGAAGACAATCCCTCCCGCCGCCTGCTGAACCGTCTTCTGAAACGCCACCAGCATATCGCGGACAAGATGGTTCACTATGCAACCCAGTTAATGAGAGAAGGCAACCATGGCACTGATTAACGCAACCCTGGATATCAATCGCACCGGAAACTCGGACACCATCGAGATCCGGTTAAAGCTGGAAACCGGCCGCAGCATAACCATGGCCATGACGGCGGAAAACTTCGCCCTCTGCCTGACAGGAAAGTCGGAGGTGTTCACCGGCGTCCGCACCCGCAACGTGGAGATCGTCTACACCGAGAAGCCGAAAGCTAAACCACGACAGAGGGAGTTCTGACATGGAATACGATACCGAAGACGCCGAGCCGTGCCGGTTGTGTGACGGTACCGGCTTTTTCTACGGGGATGAAGACCTCGGACCATGTGGGTGCCAGCACATACCGGTTTACGGATACTGGCTTCACGCCGAAAGCTGCAGTGGTGGGATCTATCGTGATGCGTTCGAGAAATTCCACATGCTGTCAGACGGATTATGCGAAGAGGCGGACATCCACGAATACCGGAAAGCGAGGGATGCAGGGTGGACGGTAGAGTGGACAGAGAACGAAGAACTGTAGTCCACCTGAAAAACTGTTTGACAGGAAGAACGCATGTAATTATCTTTCTGTCAAACAGCCAAAAGGATCTTATCATGACCGACCAGCTTTCCATTGCCATGCAGATGCCGGATGACGGCGTCCAGAAAGGCTCCCGCAAACAACCGTCCTCCCTGACCAGCCAGATTGCCGCGCTGGATTTAGGCGAGGTCTGCTGCAAAATGGTGGCCGTTGACGCCTCCGACCTGAAATCCCTGTCTACTATCAAGAAAGGTCTGTCCGACGGCGCGTACTCCAGCGTTAAGGGCGCGAAAAACCGCAATGGTATGTCAGGCGCTGAGTTCTCGATCGAAACTTCCCACACCATCACCGCCAGCGGCAACGTGTACGCCGTGGCCATCATCAAAAGGATGAAATAATGCCAGACCTTAACGAATCTCAGATTTTAATAGAAGTGTGTAAGGAACTCGGTATCTCCGACGGGGACCGAGAGAATATCCACGACCTTACTGCGATACTTCCGGCCATCAAAAAGCTGAAACAGTCGAACGAAGCCCTGCAGGGTGAAATAAAAATCATGGAAGCCGTACAGGAACGCCTGTCCGACGACCTGGAAGAGAAGTTCAACCAGATGCAGGTCAGCCTGATCGCCTTCGTCATGTGGAAATGCGGCCGTAAAACGCTGGCCATCGACAGCCGCGAAATCACGGACACCACGCGTTTCGGTGCGCAGCAGATTGGCGTGAAGGCCGTCGACAAGCACACCACGCAGTACCAGGTTCGCCCGCTGAAAGGTGATCGCCATGGCCGATGATCTCGCACGTTTCGACCCGACGCCGGCCCCGAAGCCGGACAAAGTCGTCCTTATGCAACTGGAAGAAGAGTTCCGGATGGCCACCTCCGGAAGCGCCTCGAAAATCGACATCGCGCTGACCCCCATCGCGTTTATGTTCCGCGAAGCTGCGACCGATTTGATTAACAAACTGGCGGAGACAGAAGCGTGTTCAGACCTCGATCATGAGATCATTTCCGAACACATCTTCCGCCGCCTGGGGGACTTACTGTCGGCCATGGACAACGTTCGGGCAATCGCGCGCGACCTGTCTTACTCCGACATCCACATGATCCGCGAACGCGTTAAAACAGGTATTTAATATGGCTACTTTCGCTAACAAACTGAGAGGGTTTAACGTCATGCGCCTGGAGAAATCCATGGTCGGTGACGCGTACCCGCTGAAACACTTATGGTCTGGCCACTCTGCAGAAGAGGTTGCCCGCGCCATGAACCTGCAGGTCAAAGAGGCATCGGAAACCACCCCGCTGTATGCCGAAGACCCTGCATCATCCGCATGGCTGAAATACGGCTTTGCCCGCATCATGGACGCCCTGCCGTTCATGGAAATCGAATGGGCGGACGACAGCACCTTCGACCCTGCCGACACCGTGTTCCATGCGCTGGACAACGGCCAGATCTTCGCCATCCTGGAACGCCGAGAACGCATCCTTCCAGGTGACACGCTGCGCGCCGAAGTCCAGAAAGAAGGGGCGAAGCTGGCCAAACGTCAGGGCGAAGAACTGAACCGCAAGCAGTGGGCGGAAATCAAAGATGCCGTGGCCGCCCGTCTGCTGGCGAAAGCGCTTATCCGGACCCGTCAGATCCCGGTCCTGTTCCAGCGCTCCGTGAACGACCCCGACATCTACGACGTGTTCTACTTCGTCAGCAGTCACAAGGTCGTGGAGGACGTGAATGCCGTGCTGTTCCGCCGCGCCTTCTCTTCGTTCCCTGCGTACCCGTTTGAGAACGACCTGACGCTGCCGGTCAAATGGCTGCTGACGCGCATCCTGAAAGAGAAGGAAGGCGACAAGCCATGGGTGACGTTCCAGCCGCACACCTCGGCCAAGCTGGTAGACCGCGTGTCCGGCGGTTCGGCTTACTCGTTTAAAGATCAGGTTCTGCGCAACGACAAAGGATTCGACCCGCTGGTCGGCGAAGCGCTGGAACAGGACTACGAAGTCGACAACATGTCCATGCGCTTCTGGCAGAAATCGCCAATCGAAAGCGCGCTCGGATACACCACGTTCAAGCTCAACGCGAAGGGCGTGTTCTCCGGAGTTAAACTGTCGGACGTCATGGTGGCCGAGCGGGGCAGCGTCGAAAGCGACAACGCGATGCTGGACTTCAACGCGTACATGTACCTGTTTACGGACGTCATCGGGGACATGATCGGCTACCTGGAAGACGTCTGCTCCCACTTCTCGCCTGACCACCAGCGCGATGACACGGAAGAAGGCACAGGCAAAGTCGGCGACACGGAAACCGTCGACGAAGAGTATGACGAGAACGACGAACTGTAAGGGGACGGTATGGCAGCACCGAAGTACGAATCATACCGCAAGATGTTAGCCGACATGGAGGTCGGCCATTCCTTCTTCGTGGAGGGGAAACAGCCGAAGGATCTGTATTTCTTGCGACAGGTAGCGCGGCGGGCCGGTTTTAAAATTTCTATCCACCGCGTAGAGAACGACGAGATTTACCAGGGGCAGGCAGGCGTCCGCGTCTGGAAGGAGAAACAGGACAGTGAAGACGACAAACTCTGACCCGTTCCACGTACCGGCCGAATCATCCCGTCAGGGTGTATATAAGCACTGGCGGAACTGGCGTACCGGCGTGATCATTGAAACCATCCACAAGCCCGACGAGAAGACGGAAATCTGGTGGGACAGCGAGTTCGAAGCGGTGGTCTTGTTCCACCACGTCGGCCAGCAAATCGTGTTCTGCGATCCGCTACTGGAGGTCATGAAGATGCAGCCCCGTCACAATGGCTGCACCGTGATCCGACTGGAAGAGTTCCACCGACTGGTGAAAGCCTACGGAGGTGAGAACACACACGGCTATCTTTGCAATAGGACAAAGGATGATTTGACATTCGAATCGTTACTAACTATTAATATGAATAGCCGTAATGAACTTACTTCTGTGATGCAAGCGCCTTTGCTCTGAATTAGTGGAAAGTGAGAGACAGTCTTTGCCCCGCTGGTCGGGGCATCTTTTTATCTGTAAAACGTGTTGACATGCGATCCGGCGGTGGTGTAATTTGTAAGCGTAATTACAAACGGAGCTACCTCAATGAAATTACCCAACATTGCGCCTTACCGGCCATCGAAAGTCGAATGGCCATCCTCGGCGACACCGGATTTCGGCGGAGAAATCGGCTTGATTATCCACGACGGTTCGTTCCCCTTCTTCGTCAGCAGCACCGGCAAAACGTCCGACCTGCCTGACGACATAGCGGAAGAGGTCGACCCCTTCTACACCATTGCAGCGAAAGAATTCAATCCGGTACGCCCGAAAGACTTCGACGGCCTGGCTATCTACGGCCACCTTGTCAAAGGACACTTCTTCGGGCGTTTCGCTATGCGCGCGGGCGTGGCCGCCGGTACCGAAAAGATGCGCGGCGACCTCGGCATGGCGCGGGCATCGTTGATGCGGATCATGATGCAGGCGGGGATGATGCACCAGGAATACAAAGGCCACATCTGGATAGCGCCATCCTTCCCTGTCCTCTGTGACGCGCAGTTCGGCCGCCAGTTCGCCAAATGGCATGGCCATCCGGTACTGACCGACCAGTTCGCTTCCCGGACCCTGCCGAAAGTCCCGACGTTCGGTGCGCTGCTGACCGACATTTTCGTAACCTACACCCCAACCGGCGCTATCAGTATGCGCGCCACCGAAGACCAGACGGAGAACCTTTGCTTATGAAACTCGTTTATATTGCTGGCCCGTACCGCGCTGCTGACCAGGCTGGCGTTGAAGAGAATATCCGCCTTGCCCGCCAGACGGCCGTTGCCCTGCTGCGCGCCCTGCACCACAAGCCCGTCGTGGAAATTATCGGTGGCCATGGCTACGATGATGCACCGGAGAGCCGCAGTATCCTGGAGAAGATGGGGCATGAGGCGCCGTTCCCTGTGATCCCGCACATGAACACCGCCCTGTTCGACTACACGCCTGGCATCTCCGGCATAGACGCGGATTACTGGTTGCGCGGTACCATGCGCCAGATGCGGGACTGCAGTTATGTTATTCTGACGCGGCCGGATGCTGCAGAAAAGTCTATCGGCACTCGCAATGAAGTGTACGAAGCGAACCGCTGCGGGATACCGGTATTTGATTCCGTTCCGGCTTTCCTGTTCTACCTGAAAGACGAGAAATACCACGGGCAGGTGGAAGACCAAGTTAAACGCATTATGTGGAATCCCACCGATTATCGAGTCGGGAAGACAATGCACATTTTCGGGAGTCCTTTAGATGAATCACAACCATCGCTCTAAATACCGCACGACGGATCAGTTCGTTTGCCCAGGGTGTGGAAAAAGTTGGGACGTCGATGACGCTGACGTCCCTGAATGCGTAACCGAAGCCGAAGTCGGATTACGCGAGCGGTCTGCAGGGAAGGGGACTCACAAGCAGACCAAAACGATGTACCGGAAGAGAACATGATTAGACGAATAGTGTTTGTCTTACTCTTCACGGTAACTGCCGCCGTCGTCATCGCCGGTTGGACGGCGGCCGCGCCCTTCGTTTTTGCCTGGCAGACAATCGCGGGTGCCTGGCGGGGGTTCCGGAACGCGTCATACATTATGCGCATCGGATTCGAACGAACCATTAAGAACTATCTGGAAGGAGTAAAGAGGTTATGACTTCATCAGCCAAAGATCTGAAAAAGGCACTGGTCATCCAGCAGGTCAGTGAGCGAACTCCGTTTAAAACCGAGGAAATCACGCTGCTCATGACCGCAGGCGAGCCTATGGCCGTGCTGTTCGACCTCATGTTTGAACAAATCGACGGCCTGCAGGAAACGAACATGCACCTGGCGGATGCTAACCAGAAACTGCAGCAGCGCGCGGACATCGCCTCCATGAAGGCGCAGGAATACTTTGTCCGGCTGCGCGACGGGAAACTGCTCAACCAGGGGGAATCGTTTTGAGCCGGAAAGACGAATTTCAGGAACGCGTTCAGCGAATGGCCAGTCGCAATGGCCTGCTGACTAAGGTGGTCGAGTCCACCGGAGCCGTCCAGATATACGGAGAGGGCAACGAGGCGGTGAAGGTCACGGCATCCATGGCCGCCCGACCATGCCGCGTGGTTGTCCAGTTCGCCGACGGCACCGTTCAGAGGGAGGAATGGGCGCTGCTGGAAGCGATATGCCGTAACCTGGCACTGGGGGTCGTCCGATGAACAGTTATGTGCGCCGCCTGGAGGCCGTGAAGGACCAGCGTTTCCACGAACTGAAAGAGATCGGCGACCAGTGGCGTACCGGTGACGCGCTTTTCCACGGCATCGAAACGCTTTGCCTGCCCGCTGAGAAGCGCCGCGCCCCTAAGTTCGTGCTGGACTTGTTCACCGATGGCCAGAACTCGAAGTGTCCCGAATACTTCACCGCCGAGGATAACGCGCTGCTGCAGGACTGGACCGGTCGCCTGCAGGGCATCACCGAGGAACCAGACTATGCCTTCGCTAATCCGCCATACTCGATCATTCAGTCGGACGAGGGAGACATTATTACCGGTATGGCGCCGATTATGGAAAAGGCGCTGGAAGAACGGGAACAGGGCGGGCGCTTCGCCTTCCTGATTAAAGCGGCAACCAGTGAAACGTGGTGGCCGGACAGCGAACCGGATCGCACGTACTTCATCAAAGGGCGCGTGGCGTTCGAACGGCCAGAATGGTTTCGGCCGGAAAAACCGGTTAACCGTCAGTCTGCCTTCTTCGGGTGCGCCGTGCTGGTGTTCAATAAGCACTTGCCGCGTGACAGGGAACCAGTGTACATTCACCGCAAGGAACTCCTGGCATTCGGACGCAAGCGCGCGGAAGAACTGGCAGAGATTCGGCAGAAGCATATCCAGTCGTTTTCGTTGTAGTAGCCTCCAGGGATGGGATAAGAAGTCCGGCTTTCGAGCCGGATTTTTTATTTCCTGAAAACCTGTTGACATGCGAAACAACGGTGGTGTATTTTGTCATTAACTTCAACACGTCACTAAGGACGAACAAATGAACAAATCCCGTTTAGTATTAGGCGCAACCATGTTAGGCCTGGCATCCATGGCCAACGCGGTACCCGACCCACGCCAGGGGAAAGAGATCCGCACCGAAGTCCGGCAGACCAAGCGTCAGAAAGACGCCGAGCGCCTTCGTAATCTGTTTGGCGGCCGCCGTCTTTCTGCGCAAGCCGCGGAAATCGCGGAATGGAATGACAAGGTCGACGCGGCCAAGCGCCAGAAGAACATGCACTTCCGCACCGGCGGGTATGTCCAAGAAATGCCGAAAAGACGTATGTTGCCGGCCCCGTCCAACCGCGGCGCCACGGTAATCGGCGACCTGATCTTCAACTACCAGGTGCATAGCAATAACATCATGTCCGAGTTCACCAATCAGCGCGCGCTGGAGTACAAACGCCGCGTGGGCGGCCGTTCGATTGACGGGGTAAAAGCAGAAGCTGAACACCTGCACCGCGCCCGCAGCAAACACCAGAAGAAGGTGTCTCGCATGATCGGCGGCCGCACCCTGCGCGTCATCCTGCAGTTGTCGAACAACCAGCAGCATAAGGCCGACGCAGATCGTACCCGCCAGTGGCAGTTGTGGGAGCCGGTGGCAGACGGCATCTGGCAGTATCAGGTTCACGACGAGGTGTTCCCGTACTTCATGTTCAACGATGAAACCGGAAACATGTATGAGTTCGAGCCGTCGAAGCTGCATTTCAGCAACGTGGACGACTGCAACCAGGCTATGCACCTCTACGTGAATTATATCAACGCGAAAACGCAAGACGAGAAAGACTCCGCAGAAATCGCGTTCAAAACGTTCTGCGAACTCCATGGCCACACGCTGACGGCCGCCACAAACACCATCTCCGCTGACGAAGCGGGCGACGAAAACTACGCACTGGAAGGTTAATCATGAGTTTATCTAACGATGTAGACCGCATGTTGTGCCGCAACGGCGGCGACCGAGACTTGAACGCGCTGATTCAGGTTCTGGCTAATCACGGATACCGCAAATGCAGTGAGGCGGCAAACGACCGCCTGCACGAAAACATAGCTCTGCGTTTAGCTGGAGAATCTGACAAAGAAGACCAAGAAAGGCTGCTGGAGTTACTTGCCAAGCATGGGTATGTGAAAGTATCTGCACCGACTACCGCCGAATCTCCGCAAGCATTCGCGGCTCGCGTGTATACCGCGCTTAACGATTCAATGAGTATTTACCACGATGCCGTAAAACAGGTGGTATTGGACGGCGGCTACGCCCAACCTCTGCCGAAAGTTCCTGCGAATCCGAACGTGTTAGAAATCGACCTGACCGGCATCCCTGTCCACCTGCAGGAAGTGTTCAAAGTCCACGTCGACTTGATGTTCGGTGGTCTGGTGGCCGGTGAGAAGAAGCAGTCCGGCACCGAATTCCTGCAGTGGGACGATGAATCCTTTAACGCGGGCGACGCGCTGGATCTGGCGTTCAAGAACATCCTGAAAGGCCACATGGCGGATGCGTCGAACTTCCTCATGTTCATCAATGCCCGCGGGTGGGACATCACCCCTACGCTGTTCAAGCGTCACCTGCCGCAACTACCATGGGGAGAAGAGACGATTACGGTGAACGCGGCCAAACTTCCTCCTATCCCTGCTAAGTTGCACGGATCGAAGAAGCCGAATACCGGATTCTATACCATGACGCACGGCCGCGAAGTTCCTGACGGCTACGTCGGCAAGATGAAAGACGAACTATACGAAGGTAAGCTGAACTGGATTCGCACGGTGCCGGGATACGACGACCTCTTCCACGTCCTGGCGCTGGCATACGATCAGGCAGCGCGCGGAAAAGGGAAAGAGCGTCACGCCAATAATAAGCCATTCGCGCAGCAGCCGCTGTTCGACCTGGCGAACAAATTCAGCACCGGATTCCTGCTCGGCCAGGCGGCCAAGAAACTGGAAGAGTCCATGGGACTTACCTACGGATCGGATGTAAAAGAACTGCTCGGCGCCATCGTCTACACGGCTGCAGCTATTATGCACCTGGAAATGGAAGCGGAGCGCGAATCCCACTTTGATCAGGACGACTGCATATAATGGCCAGGCACTACATCAACACGAATGGCATCCGCGGCACGGCCATGGGCGGCGTTCTGCTGGACATTGACGTCATTACGACAGTTGGGTCGTACTGGCCCGCCACGCCGCAGGAGAGCGCTTATTTCGACGTGCTGCTGGACGACGGCCGGACCATGAAGGTTGTGTTCGATTCTTCCATACCGGTAGCCCGTCAAATGGAAGAACACGCCCGCCTGGTGAAAGAGATCGTCAAGAAGTTCGGTCTGACCGGAGAAGGCGAACCGTCTGGCGTCAGCGATGGCCGTAAGACCATCAAAGACATCCAATTCGAGCCGGTGGCCAAGACCTTCTATGACGCCACTGATCCAGACGGCGCGCTGCTGTTGACCGCCAGGGGTTTAGGCGCGTACACCGCGTACCTGTACTCCATAGATGCGGAAAGCGAACACCATCGCGGAATCATCGACGCGTCAATCCGGCACATCGAACAGTTCGCGGTGAAGGTGTTCGGGGACAGTATGGCCATGGACGAGTTCGGTAAGGCGCGGGACACCACGACGTGGAGTGTGGCCGACGATGACCCTGGACGGGTCGTATCTCCGGAGTTCGGTAAAAAGGTAGACTGGTAAAAAGAAACCCCGCATATCGCGGGGTTCTTTATTTACGGCGCTGCTGCAATTTGTCGGGCAATCTCGTCGTGAATGAGTTTCGCCGACCATCCTTTCACGGCGGTATCGGTGCCAGTGGAAAGGTCGCCCGCGGTACCGGCAGCAGGGTTCGCATCGAAGGCGTCCTGCAGCACTTTCGGCGACCACAGGCGGGTATCCGTCACCGTGCCTGCCGTAAGTTCCTGAGCGGTACCGGTAGCCGGAAGCGTTACAGAACCACCACCGCCGCCGCCCGCTACCGTGCCGGTAACGACGACCTGAATGTACTGACGGAAAGCCGAGGTGTCGCCCATCAGCATAAGCGAGCCATAGGTCTGAGAACTGGCCACGTTGACCGCGGTTTCCAGATCCGTGGCGAACTTATCGATCTCCTGCTCGGCAACCACTTTGTACGCGGTGATCGCGTTGCCGGTACCGGTGCCGACCATCTGCACCAGTTTGACCACGCCGGACTGCTGGCCAATTGCGAACGGGTAGCCAACCGGCTGTTTGCCATCCGCGATAGCCGCAGTCACCTTCGACTGCAGTTGCGCCGGTGTGTCGGCCTGAATGATTGAGGTAATGTCGACTGCCATTTCACTTCTCCTTTCGTTTAGGTGGTTGCCAGCCGCAGAGGCCGACGCCGGTTTCATTATGCAGGACAATCTGGCGCTTTGTCCCGTCCGTCAGCACGTCTTTTCGACTGGGGTATATCGGCGTGGCCACCGAACAGAACGCGGGTGCCAGTGTGGCCTTAGTCCCGCATCCAGTCATCAGCGCGCTTGTCGAGATCGCTATCAGACATGGAATCCACTTTTTGTTTAGCCTCATTGATCTTCTTCTCCGCGTCCACATGAACCTGGAAGTCATTGGCCATCTGGTTTTGTTTCTGTTCTTCGACACCGTCGCGCCGGCCCCGATAGAACGCCATAACCAGTCCGCCAACGAAAAGGGCGGCTACAATGAGCCACCCCTTAATTTTCGACCAGAACGTCAGCATCAAGCCTCGGCCGTGGACAGTTTCTGACGACGCCAGTGGGAGTACGCCAGCGCGACGGCCGCCCCCACCATTACGACGCCGATGGTGATGCGCATCCAGTCTCCGGAGGTCAGGTCGTCACGGCTGTTGTTGATCGCCGCTGTGACCTGCGGGATAACGCCCGCCAGTTGGTCGATGGCCACACCTGCAGTCGCTGTCGCGGCCACGGTGGTAGTGGTGACGACTTTCTTCTCGGAAGGCACGACACCGGCACGGCGCAGCGCTTCCTGGATGACATCGTCTTTGTACCAGGAATTTCCGTTCGACAGAGGACCGTTCCCGTTTTCATGGCGAATGATGCCTTCCACCAGCCCGCGCAGCGTATTGTAATCGTGCATGTTCAGGATTTCGGCGTTCGGGTCGACGTTCAGGAGCGCGGCCACTTGCTTGGCGTAAGCAGTGACGTTGTTTTCCTTGGCTGGCGCCCAGCGCTCGATCACCTCGCGTACCGAGTCAATCTTGCTGCCGTCGTTAGCCTTGCGCTTGTCGTAGTACGTGATCAACGTCACCGCGATTGCACGGATGCCGCTGACAGGGTCAACGAATTGTGCGAATCGTGGGTCGGTCTTCTGACTCGCAGGGACTAAGCCCTGCCATGGTGATCCCCATTCAATGTTCCCAGGGTTATTGTTTCTCACCCCGCGCGGTAAGTTTTTAGCCATTAGTATTTCCCGTTAGTTGTCCCATTTCGGCCGACAGTCAGGATAAGGTTATCCAGTTTAGCGTTGATGCTTTTAAGGTCATCTCGCGTATCTGCCGAAGACTGTCGCTGCTGCGTTTTCATTTCTGAGATCTGCGCGAGCGCGAAATCCGCTTTAGCGTTGACGGTGCCGATATACTGCAGCCCCGCCGCGCCTAAACTGAGAATCGTAACCACGACACCGATTAACGAAATCCAGTTCACTTTTTCGCGCGCACCCCCCGCTGGAATGTCGCTCACAAATAACCCCCCTGTTGCATTGCGTAGTCCGCGCCTAAATAGTACCTCAAGACGTTTGAATGTACACGATGCTGATTGTAATGATTGGACGGTGTTTAATCGCATAATCTGGTACCCCATACAGCGTTGGGTCTGGTAGTGCAACCATCTGCAACGCCATATCGACAGTTAGAGTGGAAGCCGGATTAGCTGGATTCGGGAACGATGTAGCTTTGGACACCTGCGTAATTGCCTGACTAACTTCTGCAGGTGATACCAGGTTCGCCGGATCTGGATAATCGGCACTGGTGGAAGCCTGAATAGAAATTTGAGTTAGGGTCACGGATGATACCGGAACCGTCGGGTCAGGGAAAGTATCGCTGGTTGCTTTTTGTACCACTGCTTGCGTTACTTCCGCCCACACCGGGCTAACTGCAGGATCAGGGTATTCCACTTCGGACGCGATGGTTTCGACAACCTGGAACGCTTCACCTGGCTGCGCTTCTTTTGTCGGGTCCGGATACGTGTCGTCGGTATATGCGGTCATCACGGAAATCTGGTCGGAATAAACGGGTGAAATCGGTTCAGCAGGATCAGGATACACCGCATTTCTTGCTACCGCTTCCACCATTTGTCCGATAAAAATCCCTTTTTCAGCGAGGTCGGACGCCGGAGTGTAGAACAGGTATTGCGATGTCAGTTGCGCCATCTGCAGGGCGCGAGTAGTCGACTGCGGATGTTCCACATCGGAATGCTGCAGGGTCTGGATTCCCAGTTGAGAAGCCAGCGCGGCGTTAACCGGCGGGATCATATCGCCAGGAGACGGGTAGCTCGTCCACTGCAGCCATTCCAGGTGCGCCTGCGGAACAATGGCCGGAGACGTCCAGATAGGAAGCGGGGCGGACTGCAACGCCTTCATGGCCATCTGCGGCACGACGGTCTGCGACTGCATGATGTCGGGGTTCGCGTAGTCCTTGTCCTCAATGGCCACTTTCATGACCGACTGCATGGCGTTGGTCTTGCCAATGTCGGACGGCGGATCGTACAGCGCTTCCTGCAGCACCATTTCCGCAAGGGTCAGCGCGCGGGTGTCGGACTGCCACACCGGCAGCGGCGTAGACTGGACAACCTGCATGGCGTTCTGGCCAACAAGGTTAGGACCAACGATAAGCGGCTCGCCGTCGGTGTGCTGCAGCGCCACCATGACTTCCTGATACACCTCGTCTGTACCCTGATCCGGCAGCGGGGACGTGTAGTCGAACAGGGTCTTCATGGCCACCTGGCTGACGTCGGTATCTGACCACGGCATGTAACCCATTTCGGTCTGCTGCAGGACTTTCAGCGACGTGTGGTACGCCGTGGTGGTCGAGCGAGGCAGGAAGCCCATCGGAGTGCGGTAAAGCTCCCACTGCGCCAGCGACAGCGCGTAATGCGGAGACTGCCAGATAGGCAGCGGGGCGGACTGCAGCACCTGCATAGCGTTGTGCATCACGTAGTCCATCGACACCGGAACGTGCTGGTGAATATCCGACTGCAGAACCTGCATTACTTCGGACATCGCGCTAATCAGGCTTTGCGGCGGCGTGTACGCCGCCTGCTGCACGACCTGCAGGGTTTCCGACATCACGCGCGTCTGTGACCACGGCATCGGGGCAATGATTTGCTGGATGGCGCGCTGGACTACCTGCACGGCGCGGGTCGTGGAGATTGTATCGGCAGTCGAAGGGAATGCGGTCTGCTGGTGGACTTGCTGCACCGTCTGCGGCACGTATGCGGCCGGTCCGGTTTCCACCTGATTAATGATGAACGCCAGGCGGCCGGTAGACACGAAGCCCGCTGGCGGCCGGATGATGAATCCTAACCTGGAAGACTGGACGAGTCCGACAAAATCAGGGGTCCGGGTACTGGCGGTCAGGGCGGTGAGGCGATACGAAGCCATCCGGAAAGTCGGGGCGTCAAGATATACTAAGCCCACGCGTTCGGTGGACACGACGGCTTTCAGATCCGGATTTCGGGTGGCGGCCGTCAGCGCAACGAGACGATAGCTCGCCATGCGGAAGTTAGGTGCGTCAGAATAAATAAGAGCCAGGCGCGATGACTGGACCGCGCCGTTAATATCTACCCCGCCCCCTTTATACGTCAGCGCCACCAGCCGGTAACTGGCGACGTTAATATCTTCGGCCATCTGCGATCCCTACGATTTAATGGAGAAACCGGTCTTCACGGTAGACAGGTCTGCGATCGTCCAGTTACTTCCGTCAGGTTTTTTATCAAGATACAGAGGGCGATAAACATAGGAACCGGTCGGCGCCAGCATGATGTCCCCTGTTGAAACGGTGCCGGCCCCGAAGTTCGCTTCGGTGGTCAGGGTATGTGATGCCCCGCCGAAGTTTCCGAGATAGGATTCCGCCCCCACAGACAATACCTGCTGCAGCGATTCAAAGCCAGCCAGGACACCGCCCTGCTGATACTGCTCGCGCTTACCGACAACATTGGCCGTGATATATCCGGTGGCATTGACCGTGTTCGTGAAATCGGATAGCTGGCTGTAATGGGCGGTGCCGTCGCCTCCCGTCCATTCCGTAATCACGTCTGCCGTTGCCGCCACAGGAAGAATACGGCTCGTTCTTCCAGGGCGATACTGCAGACCTGGGTTACTAAGGTCGACGGAGACGAAATCCAGCATGTCCACGGTAATGGCCGGTGGAGGGGATACCGTAGTCACGTTGCTGACAAGGAGGTACAGGAATCCTGCCGTTGCTGGAGTGACGATCGATGTCCCTGCGGGTGCCTGCAGCAAGAAGTCGTCGAGCCATACTTTGTACGCGCCGGTTGCCGATCGATAAATCTCGACGGTGTAGAACTTGTCGTAGGCGAAATTGAACGTCGCCGGTTGCGCGGAAGTCTGCTGGCCATTGCTGGTTGGCCCGAATAGGTTGCTATTCATGTACCAGAACGTCGTGTTAACGCCGTTAGTAGCTGCAGCAATCATGTTCAGACGAAACGCCACCATGCGGGCGCTGCCATTGTTGTTAACGCGCAGGCGAAACGACATATACCCCTCACCATTGGCAGGGAATGGCAATCCATAAAGCTGGCCACTGCCTCCTGAACTGCCGATGGTGTAGGTGATACGAAGGCCGCGACGGTTAATGGTCGTTCCGGCTGGAGTAGTATCGGACATCGTGACGATCTGCGTTGTCGCAAATCCATTATCCGCAGGGATGCTAAGACCCCGCGTATTAAGAGACGCGATGTCCGGCACGTTAAAGTTTTCCATCTTATAGACGCCCACGGTAGCCCCTTAATTTAAAAGTTTGATACCCATTGCGGATGCGGTCACTTCGCTCGGCGTCCACTTTAAACCGGTTTTAGGGTTCAGAGAAACGTCGAACACGTAATTGGTCATCGTGCTGAGAACGAGAGTTCCGGTCTTCGTACTCTGCCCGTTGGTGCCGTCATACTGGGTGGCAGCAGTTAGCGTATGTGTCCCGTCGGCCATGGTCATCCCGTAGGCTTTTACTGCAACGCCGTATACCGTAGCCGCGTTTGCCGCTACCGCATCCGGACCCACGTAAAGGTCGGTGGCCGCCGAACCGGCAGTAAGGTAGGCCGGACTGGTCACGTCATTCGTCTGCTGCAGAACAGCGGCGTTTGACGCATAGGCGAGGGGGCGATCCCACTGCACGGCGAAATCTGTCTGCGGGGCGACTTCCAGCACGCGCGCGCCCGGACCAAGAACGCCGGTATGAACCGCATCAACGCCAAGCACGTACATGTTTGAGAAGATCATGTCGTGGGCGCCGTTGCCGTTGTTCGCGTTGCTCCCAGTCCACATGCCTACTCCGAAACCGTTCTTCGTTTTGAACGTGCCGGTGTAGGCGATATCCAGGACGAGGATTCCGTTAGCGTATGCCCTCAAGCGCTGCACGTCCGTTTCCACCAGGATTTCGAAGTGGATGTCGGTGTTCGCTTTCAGTTGGTCGGACGTCGCCGTTTCCGTTCCCGCCGCGCTATACGCGATGCCAGACGTCACGCCGTCAGTTGGAAGGAAGAACCGGCAGAGAAGACCTGGAGGCGTAGACGTTGAGTTCGCTGGCGGCGCAGTGACCATTGAGCCGTCGAATACGCAAATGGATGGGCCGGTCGTCGCACTGGATACCGCCGGGACAAACTGGCACATGAAGCCGATGACAAACTTGTCATACGGCGTCGTTTCGATTGCCTGCATAAGCACACTCAGCCAGGTAAAAGCCGTGGACGAGTTTTTACGCAGGTTCAATTTGTTGCGGGTAGCAAAGACCGGATCTGCCTGGATGATTGCCTGCGTGTTCGTGAATGCCGCCGACGTCCCGTTAATGATGCTGTAGGGAAGCCAGCCCGCCTTATACAGAAGCGACGCCTGCCCCAACGCCGTCGTTACGGCGTTAGGGAAAGCGATAGTCTGCCGAGCAAGGGTAGTAAAGCCGTCCACGTGTAATACGGACATGGTGTCTCCTTAGCGCGTCACGATGCCGAAGGTTGCCGATTCAACGGCGTTCTGTGACCACGTACCGCCACCTGGAGGGGTTTCGTAGGTAGTCTGCAGATACTTGTTCGACTCGATCAACGACAACTGCTTCTCGTCGCTAGTGCTGTTGACTGTCAGTTTAAGGCCGAGTTTACGGTCATCCAGATCGCCTTTACGCGCCAGCGCCACCAGCCCCACTCCGTAGATCGTGTTGCTGTTCGGCAGCACGGCGTTAGAACGGAACTCGTCGGTGTTGCCATTGACGTTGGACTGCAGGTACGGCTTGTTCGTTTCCAGCGGTGCAAGCTGCGCGGCCACTTCGTAATGATTGGTCGGGGCCGGCGACGCGCCATTCGGAACAATCGTCCACTGCGTCGTGATGTCTGCAGTCGGGAAGCGCGTGTTCACGGAGCAAGGACCAAGGCGGTCGATTCGGGTACCGGTCTGGTTGTCCAGCACATACAGGTCGTCGATTACCTGGACGCCAGCGGCGGTCTGAGTAGCGGTCTGCCCCCAGGTGATTGTCACCGGATTGGACGGCGCGGTAGTCATCGGCACGGTTAACTGCAGTTCATCGTTCGCGTACACCGTGATGGTGTTGGCCTGCGTGTCCAGCACGACTTCAATGAAGTACCACGCGTTCAGGATCAGAACGGCCGCGCCCAGGGTAGAACCGACTTTCAGCTTACCGGTCGTGGCGTCCCAGTCGAGATCCAGAACACCGCCTTCGATACGGCAGACACGCATACGCGCGCCGGTAGCCTTAATGGCGAAACCGAAGACAATCTTCGTAGCCCCGACCGCCGGAGTGTAACCCCACGACAGAGACGGCACGGTAGACGAACTGGCCGGTACCGAGAACTGCAGGGCGCGCTGGCCAGTGATGCGGCCGTCAACGATAGCCAGGGTGGTAGAGGTTGGGTTACGCACGGTGTAGTTCGCCGCTTCCAGGTACTTCTGGACGACGGTACCGGTCTGGCCAACGGCAGTGTAATGGTCGAAACCATCAATCCACATAAGCATGATTTATCTCCTGTTACGGTCTGACGACGACACCGAATGGGGTGTCCTGCAGGTTAGTGTTGTCCCACGCCACATTACCAGGTGCCTGCGGGAAAAACGAGTAAAAGTATTTCGGTGTGACGTCCAGCGTCGTTACCAGGTTCTCTTTCTGCGTCGAACCTTTCGGACCGACAACCACGCCCATCTGGCGGGCATCAATGTCGTTCTTACGGGCGCGCACGACGACGCCGACTGCCGTGATAGTTCCGGTACCGGCTGTCGCGCCGGACTTGAACAGATCCTGCGCCCCGCTAACGGAAGACTTGATGAATTCGGTTTCCGTCGGAGGCAGGTTATCCACCATGGCAAAGTGATCATCGCCGGTAGCCGGACTCCACTCTTTCACGAAGTCGCTGGTAGGCAGACGCATCGTAATGGCCTGCGGACCAACACGGCTGACCGGCGCACCGCCAGACCCGTTGTTCAGCACGAAGATGTCATCCAGGCGCTTCACGCTTTTAACCGGAGCCGCCCACGTACAGTCAAAGGTGGTTAGTCCAGTCATCGCGGCGGGCAGCGGTACCGTCAGGTCGAGAACATTGTTAATCCAGACCTGAATCTGGTTCTGGTCTTTGTCGATGACCAGTTCATAGTAATACCAGACGCCCAGTACCGGCGTGACCGTCCCCTTCGCGCCGTTGATCTGAATCTTATCTGGCCACTGCAGGGTGAATCCGTTTGCAATGGCTACGATGTCATCACGTTGCGTCTCGGCCATGTAGGCAAAGCCGATAACCGTCAGCGGCGCCGTAGACACGAAAGCGCGTTTGATGGAGCCGCCTACGTTAGACGTGCCGAGCATGACTGCTTTGGTATCGCTATTGCGGCCGTTGCTAATGGCCACCGTGTTCGCAATCGTGTATCCGGCCGCCGGAAGTTCAACGGCCACCTGCGACAGCGTCATGTTTGAAAATTGTTCGAAACCGTCCATATGGATCAGCATGGGTTAACTCCTGTTCAGCACTGCGCCGAACTTCTCGGCTAAGATGGACTCTGAGGTGTCGCCCTGCACCGGCACGTCCGAGTACCGATACTTCCAGTCCATCGGGATATCCGTGTTCGGGACGTTGCGGCCACCGAATTTCATTGTCAGGGTCAGGTTGTCGACAGTCGTTTTACGGACTAACGATACCAGACCGAGCGCCAGAACGTTATTAGTATCCGGCAAAGTCTGCGACGAGGTGAAGGATTCTTCCGCGCCCGTCACGTTGCCGATCAGGTACCGGTCAAGTTTATCCGTCGGCAGCGGACCAACCATCGCCCAGTGTGCGGCCGTTGGACTGGTGGACGGCGCCCACTCGTTTGGCGTTTCGTCTTTGGTCGGGAAGCGCGTCACGATCTGCATCGGCTGGATGCGCGCGCCATTGTTCATGTAGAAGTCGTCGTAGTTCTTCGTTGAGCCGACATCATCTGTCACCGCGTTCCACGGATTGAGGCGGCAGGTAACGACGTTCGCGCTGGCCAGTTCTTCCGGCATGGTGGCCACGAAATCCTGACGGCCGTTAAACCAGACAACCATCTGGCGCGCATTCCGGCGTAACTCGATCTCGCAGTAGTACCAGCGATTCTTCACAGGGCCGGCATTGCCGACAGCACCGCCAACGAAGTACGGGCGGCCGGTAGTCGTGCTGAGAGCCATTGTCGCCCCGTTGTTGAACTGGATCAGCGCGCCCCTTTTGTCGAACTGAAACGCGAAGCCCACGGCAAAGCGGTCGCCCGTCCATGGCCATGCGCGGGATACGGAACTGCTGGCGCAGACGAGCGAACGACCTCCCTTGCGGCCGGTCCCTGTCACCACGTTCCCCAAAATGGTGTAGTCGGCCAACCGCATCTCTGCCGCCGGATTCTCTGCTTTGTCGAATTGTTCGAATCCATCAATGAATGGCATGTGCTACCTCACGTCACGATGTTCAGGCGAAACGCCCAACCGAAGTTCTTGAATCCTGCGATGATATCAGCAGGCGCTTGAATAGCGAAGATGTCGCCCGCGCCGAATGATACCGGACTCGGAATATCGAACTGGCCGGTGGTCGAGCCAGCAGGGATCATAATGCGTCCGACCTTCGTGGCATTTCGGTACAGCGCCAGTTCGACGTACCCCTGAATACCGGCCACCAGCCTGAATGAACTTCCCACGGCGTTCTTTGGCAGGGACACCGCCTGCACCAGCGGCAGGAACATGATCCACTCATTCCCTTCCACGGAATACGGAACGGTGCCGCCGATATCGTAATAGAGCGGGAGTACGCCTGGGTCAGTTCCCGGGGTTTGGCCGGTAGTCTCGTCGACCCACTGAACGCCGTCATACCAGATCCACGCGTTGATGTTGACCAGTCGGGCGCGCACACCACGCGTCGGCTCAAAGAATACCCACTGGCCACCGATGCGGTAGGCGAGTTTGCCGTCCTGGTTAGCCCAGTCACCGGAAGATGGCGTGGCCACAATGTACTGATCGCCATCCTCAACGTTCTGAGGCGGCGACCCGAAGTTCATGTTCAGGATGTAAGGGTTAATCAGGGCGTCCATCAGAACCATGTTCTGGTTCATCGGACCGCCCCAAAAGTCTTCCCCTGCAGCCCAACCGTACAGCACCCCGAAACGGGGCGCGGTAACTGCTGGCATATTGATTCTCCTTAAAGCGTTTTTGGCAGAGTGTTAGCCCAACCATGATCCCAGTCGTATGACCATGAGCCTTCGAAGTCAGGGTCTGGCGGCTCCGGCGGGTCAACGATGATAGGCGGAATCTCCGGCGGCCAGTCTGGATCTACTGGGTCAGTCGGGTCTGGCGTTGTCGGGTCAGTCGGGTCTGGCTCGTTAGGACCACCTGGATCACCAGGATTGCCGCCCCCGCTTCCGCCACCTGAACCACCGCCAGGCTGATTGCCGCCACCAGGTTGTTGTCCAGGTGCGCAGGCGTTTGTCGGGACGCCGACGTAGAACGAGTACCCCTGCCATGATTCTAAACCACTTGGGTTAACCGCGAACAGCGTCATCATGATCGACACGTTGCCGCAGGCTTTGAACACCGGCCCCGCTTTCGCGCCGTCGGCTTCCGCCATGGCCGCAGTGTACGTGAAGCCGGTACCGTCGACGTCGTACTGACGCAGGGTAATCTTGTCCGCGCCACCTTTGCTGTTCGGCAGCACATACCCGACCCAAACGCGGTACTTAACGCCAGGCTCCGGACCAATGTTACCGGCCATGTGGTCAATCGCGTCACCCGCCTGAGACAGACGGTCGCGGTGTTTCCACGAAATGTTGACGTCGCGCGCGTGGTAGATGCCCTGACTGTCAACCGTGTACGCCTGCGCCGGTACCCACCAGCGATTGTTAGCGATGAACACGTCACCTGGAGCATACGGCCGGACCGGTCGCGTCTTCATCTGGATGTTCGTCTGCGGTACCTGATCGAGCGGATACGGGACAGTGTGGGTTTCCGGTTTCAGTTTCACGCCCACCCATTCCTGGCCGCCGTAGACATAGCCGGAGATGGCGTTTTTCTTCTGGAAGAACCAGATCGGGGTGTTGGTGTAGTGTACCGCCGGAACAGTGTCTGCCACGCCTCGGCCGAGAACCAGGAATCCGTTGCCGATAGAGTCGACGCGGACAATCTCTTTATCGATCAGCGCAAGGTCGCCAACGGAAATCCCTTCCAGCGGAACACCGTCTTGTTCGGATGTCGCGCCGAACGTCACCTGCGTATCCAGGTAGTCGAGTTTGCTGGTGGTCACAGCCCACGGAGTGAACGCGCCGGAGCCGGAAGACTGCCAGTTCTTCGGTGTGTAGATCGGATTGCCTTTGGCGTCGTAGGTGACGTCCAGCGCCGATGACCAGAACTCATAGCCATCAGTCAGGCGGTCAGAAGTACGGGCAACCACGCCCATCGGACGGGAGTTGTTCAGGCTGAGGTTCAGGCGGTACAGTTCCAGGTACGGCGCTTCGAACAGCGTGGCATCCATGACAACCGGCATCAGCGTCATCTGGCTCGCTGCCTGACCGAGTGATGCCATGGCCAGACCGTCAGCCGGAACGTTGCTGCCATCGCTGTCGTCGACGTCGGTAGCGGTCTGCTGGCCAAGGGACGACATCATCAGGCCGTATGTCGGCGTTGAGTCGTCTTCCCCGCCATCGGTGTCGCTGACCTTCATAGAAGTCTGCTGCGCCAGTTGAGCCATCTGCAGGTAAGTCGCAATGTCCTCCACCTGAATCTGCATCCGGTAGCCCTGCCAGGATTCGTAATTGTTCCGGCGGGTGAACAGCGTCGCGTACATGTCGAACACGCGGCCATCATCCTGCTCGGTCACGCCAAGGTCGGACATCGCCTGCGTCCACAGGTACTGATAAGACGTGCCGGTAATACCGGTTTCCTGACGGACGAGAACGTTCTGGTCATTGTAGAAACGAAGGACATACGAAGTGCCTGGTTCCGGACCAATGTTCCCGACTTCATGATCGACGCGGGTATCTTCCTGCGCCACACGATCGCGGTGTTTCCATGAGATAGTCAGTACCGGAGCATTCTTGCTTAACGATGTTTTGACATACCAGCGCCACTGGTCGTTCAGCCATACATATCCAGGGGCATACGGGCGATAGAAGCGGAAGTTCATCTTCACGGTGTCGATGGGTGCGTCTTCCAGTGGGTACCGGCCAGCGAGCGTATACGGCAGAACTTTACCGTCGACCGTCTCCCCGCCCACGTATGCCACGGAATCCGAGCCGACTTCGTCTTCGAAGAACCACGCCAGTTGTCCGGCTGCTTGTGGGGCCGGCACCGTGTCATAAACGCCGCGGGCAACGGTCAGCCAGAACTCTCCGGCTCTTTCGTCGATAGCGTCCACGCGCATGATTTCTTCGCCGAGATAGATACACTCGCCCGCCACCATCTCGTCTTCGTCTTTCAGCTTATTGATTTTGATAAGCGTCGTCAGATAGGAGATGTTTTCCATCAGTTCGCCGAGCGGAACGAAGCCGCCCTGGCCACGGATTTCGAAAGAAGACTCGCCGCCCGCGCGCATGGCCAGATCATAACCCATCGACAGACCGGTAGGCTTCTCTGCGGCCATGCCATAGTAACCCCATTGCGGTTGGATGGCGTTGAACTCGCCAGGCGGATACATGCGGTTCAGCAGCGCATACGGCACCTCATACGCACGACGTCGGGCAATGGCAGGCAAACGGTCAGGCGGGTTAGTTACCGGCGGCTGGACGGCAGCGGTGCCGTTTACCGGCATAGCAAAGACGTCCTCGACTGCAGAGATATGCAGATAGCCGTCGGTGATCGGCATCTCTTCCACAGCACCGGCGCGAATGGCGATGTCGATGCCCCCGCGTTTCGGGTCCTGGATGCGGAAGACGGTACCAGGCTGAATCTTCCAGCCGCGATGGTCGACCTTCACTTTGAAGCCGCGAAGTGGCAGCGCCTGCGCGTTCAGGTCACGGTCAGCGAGTCGTTGGGCCAGCTCGGCGGTCGGCGCGCCCATGTAGTCCACGTTGCTGGAAACGATTGACCCTGCAGTCTGGATACCGGCAAGGTTCTGCGAGCGCACCTTCCCGTCTTCGTTCGACAGCGGCGAGTGATAGCCGACCACGATTTCGTTAATCAGGCTGGTACCCGCGGCCACCGAACATTCCTCTACCGCGACGAGGCCAGAATCGTTCGTGAAGACCGGCAACTGTTCGAACACGTAATCGTCGCGGATCAGTTTAATCGTCAGCAGGCCGGTCTGTTTATCGACGTACATCGTGGCGCCGAGGTGATCAAGAATGTTCTGCGCGAAAGAGTCCAGGTTGTCGGTTCGTTTCCACGCGAGGCAAAGCCCCATCCCTTCTTCGTAAGCGAGGTCTGCCGCGTATTGCCATTGCGCTTCGTACATCGCCGAGCGCGGGATGCCACGCCCCCACACACGGTTGGTACACGCTTCGTACAGGATGTGGACGCCGTTCATCGACTGGATGGTGCCGACGCGCGTATGCCCGTCATCATCGGTGTACGTGGTGGTCTGGTCGATACGGATCTTCGCCGGATACCAAGCACCACCGTCCCATCCCTGCAGCAGACGGCGAAGTTTGAACGCCCACGGTTTCGGGTATGGGTTCATCGCGCAGACCATGCCGTCGAAGAACAGGGTCACAATCCCCCTGAACTCCGGCGACAGGCCTGGCAGAATACTCTTCACCTTATCGGATACGGTCTGAGTCGCGCCGCCCATGTAGAACTCGGCGTCCCCGTCTATGCCGCCTTCCGCTTTGGTGCCGCCAAACAGTTCGCCTTTGCTGATCTTGAACTTCGTGTTGCCGGTCATCTCGCCCGACCACGCCTGACGGTCGCCCACGCGAATCTCCAGCAGCGCGTCTACCGGCCCGCGGCACATACCCATTTGCATCGACATTAAATACTTAAAGCCGACTGTTACGTTCTTCGCCTTACCCATTGGCTTTCTTCTCCGCTTCCATTCGGTGTGCCAGTTCGATAACGGCGTTCATTTGCGCGTCGCCATAGGCTCGGACTTGTTCTTCCGGCATCCCGTTCTGCAGCGCGTTCATGATTTCCTCGTCGGTCATGCCAACACGTTTCATGCGGTTTACCAGTCCACGGCCGCAGAGATGCGCGGCGCGGATATGTTCGACAGTGATAAGCATAACGCCCCCTTATTTTTTCGCGTTTTTCGCTTTGACTTTCTTCGTGCGGAAATTGCCGGTGGCCAGAACGAACCAGTCGGAGATCCACACCTCGCCGAAGATGACGGATTGCGGCGTACCTTCGTCAATCTGCGGGATGTTCATATCATCATAGGTGCCTGGCTGCGGCTGCGCTGGTTTCGGCGCCAGCACCACCGACAGAATCATACTGGCCACCATCATCGCCAGCATTACCCACGTCATCGGTTCCATCTTGCCCCCCTTAGAAGATTGGGTCGCCGGAGAAAGGCGACTTGCCTGGAATGTGCGGTTCCCCGCCATAGTTGGCCATGTTGTTAAATTTGCTGCTGCAGGTCTGAGCGACACGATTGCAGCCTGGGTAAATGTATATCGGATCGCCGTTCGCAATGCCATCGCTTCGGCCGAGCAAAGTGATCGTGTTGCCAATCTGCGACGTGATGCCGCGACGGTTCGGGCCACCTGTCCGGCGGTCTACCCACTCAACGAATCCGGCGGTGAAGTAGTTGTCCCCGAACGCTGCGATGTCCGCGGCTACGGTGATTTTACCGCCCTGCGCGTTCGTAACGGTGGTCGTCAGTTTGTGCGCGTCTTTATTTACCTTACAGGTGGTCTGGTCGTACAGAACGTAAGGACAGCCGCGCTGCCACGTCAGGCGCAGGCCGTTTCGTTGCATCGTGGGACCAAGCGTCTGGCAGGTGATTTCGGCCACGCCTGGGGTCGTGAAGTTCACGTTATTGATGAAGCCGACGTAGTTATAGGCCAGCTCGTTGTCGTTCTCGTGGACGCGAGCACGTTTGACCAGGACATCATTGATTGGCGGGGTGTTGACGTAGAGGGATACCAGGTCGAACGTGATTGGCAACCGGATGGTGAAGGAGTCCGTCTGCGCTTCGCCGGTCTGGCTGACGCCGTCATCCTCAATGCCAAGGGTTTTGTACAGACGTCCGCCGACAGAAATATCGCTGTCCGCGGACGTCACGTACCATGCCTTTGTGTCGATAGTGAATTCGTAAAGGTGGATGGGGCGCCCACTAAATGTCGACGCCTCATACTCGTTGTACGCCATAGCCTTCTCCTTATGGGAATACGGCTGGCGCTCCATCTCGTCGTTCGATAAATCCGTGTAGCGCCAGCACACATTCTGCCGCGCCAGTCAGGTCTGCGTGGTGTGTGATTTCCACGGAGTCTGAACCTAAACGGCAGTATGGCATGAAGCATAACACTCGGATGTCTTCTTTGGCGATAGAGCCGATGGTCTGGTCGAGGTATAAATATTCGACCCCGTCCTCGGCGCGCGCACTAACTATGCGGGCAGTGAGCACCGTTCCATCGCGTTTTTCCAGGTACAGGTTGCGGCGGATTTCCTGCAGAAGATCGGCATAGTATGAGTATCCGGTCTGCTCCACGGCGATGTACCCGTCAGCCGGATTGATGTCTTCCACCAGCGTAAAATCTTCCAGCCAGTTAGGCGCGTAGAACGGCTGCGTCTGGCCTGCCATGGCATACAGCATCTGGATGAAGGTGAACTTCTCCTTCTTCCCTTTCAGCAACCACGGCAGCGACCAGTCCTGCGTCTCCTGGTTTCCGGCGTCCATGACAAACGGGATGCCCGTCTGGTTGTCTGTCCAGAACACGATGCGGTCAAACGAGTGGGAAATGTTCTCCCGCCAGTTCGGGCGCTGGTTGATGATCGGCAGGTTGTCGCGCCCGTTACGCGGCCAGCCGACATCGTTGAAAATCCACGACGGCTGGATAAACGATTCGGCCGTGATGACGCGGAAGCGCACCTGAAAGTCTGCTGCAGCGTTGGTATAGTTGTCCGCGTTAACCGCGTCATCGATCACCGCGACTCGACACGGGAACAGACGGAAGTTCGACCAGTCCTTTTTCAGTCCGGTGGCCAGAACGATTCGGTCTTCGTGAACCTCCAGAATCGGAACCAGTTCGTAATCGAAAATCTTCGACCGGTCCATGTTGCGGAGGATGGCCACGCCGCCAGCGTAGAAGTTCCGGTAATTGAAATCGCCGTGAATGACGGTTTCTTTCTCGGTCAGGTTCCATTCGATAAACTGGGTGTCGAACCATAACGGGATCAGGCACTGGTCGCGGCCAAGGCCGATAATGGCCATCTCGATCGTCCGGCGTTTATTCTTCAATCCGCGGAACTGCGCTTCAACGTACCGGCGCGGGAAACGGCGAATCTTGCGGCGCTGCTCGGCTCCGGTTTCCGACGTCTGGATAGTCGACAGCCACGCCCACGATTCGGTGATGCCGTCGCCCCAGTTCGGTTCCGGAAGGAATACCGGCAGACCGAGAATGTTGCTCCCGTTGCCCGCCGGTTTCGGTCCGATGTCTGGCCATTCGGAATCGTTGCCCTTCGTGCCGTCTGGCTCGGAAATGATCTCCGCTACGACGTTGCCGTCTCGATAGAACGCCCATCCGGCATAGGATGGGGTGTTCGCCGGTACGTTCGTGTAAGACACGTCGACACGGTGCCACCCCTGATCAATCGTCACATATTCGTAAGTGGCCACGTTCGGGTAAATGGATTCGCCGACCTTCGACGAGTCGATGAACATCTCTACCTTATCGTCGCCCGCCATTTGCACCGTATAGACGCCGCCGTCAAAGTACGTCCACTTCGACAGGCGGTATAACGTGTTGGCTGCAGCACCGGAGAAGGTGTCCTGCACGTACAGCAGCCAGGCGTTATTCATCGTCTGAGACATCGTCTTCACGACACTGTTAGCGTCGCGCGTCCCCTTAACTGTTTTGTCGGCCATTAGCCCCTCACCATTTTCTTGACGGTACCGATTTGACCGCGCAGGCCAACGATAAGCGCCTGCTGCCCTTCCGGCGTCTTCATCGCTTCGGCGAGCGCTGAACGCTGGTCATCCACGGCAATCACACGGACGCCCATTGGTCCCTTATTGCCGCCGCCGTTAAGGATGTGGCGTGGGTCGTCCCGCGTCAATACCTCTTCGCCTCGTTCCAGTACGCTCGGCACCTCGTTAGGGCGCAGGCCGGAGTTAGGCGCTTGCCCCGCAATACCGCCAGTGTGGTAGCGTGGCGCCACAGAGAATGAACCGGCAGGCAGCGCACGTTTATGGCCACCGCTGCCACCAGCGATACCGCCGGTATGGTTCTGGCCACTGACCAGTGAACCGGCTGCAGACCCGATAGACCCCATGATTCCGCCAGCGCCGGAGAACGACTGCAGGTAGCGCAGGATCATCGTTTTCAGAATGGCCATGGCAAGATCTTTCATCAGGTCTGCGAAGAACAGACCCATCGTCACGCCAAGCTGCTGTACCGCTTCTCCCCATGTCTGAGTACCCTGATAAACTTTCGTCAGGTTATCCACGATAGAGTCGAAGGCCGTGTCCAGACCGTTAAGCAGACCGCTCGTCAACTGGACGTAGAATTTCTCCACGGCGCGCTGCGAGTTCTCGATCTTCACCTGCATGGTGTCCAGGTTGACCATGAGCGCATTAAACGCTTCCGGATCCATGGCGGCCTGATTGGCGATAGCGAACTGGCGCAGGGCATCAATGTTCGCCAGGATTTTAACCTTGGACTCGTCGTACAGGGCGTTCAGTTGTTCGACCTGCTGCTGCTCGGTGATAAGTCCGGCATCCGCTTTCGCGTTAATTAACGCCTCGTTATCTTTGCGCTCCTTGCTGTTCGAATCCACCTTGGCCTGCAGGCGCTGCAATTCCTGCGCGGCGGTCTGCTGCTTGACGGCTTCGCTGGTGGTCTGTTTCAGAACATCGAGTCGCTTCTGCATTGCGGCAGCGCCGGACTTATCGAACGCCGCGATTTTCTTAATGCGGTTTTCGAGATCCTTATACTGGTCTACCGCGGCTTTCACGGCCGCCGCTTCACGCTCGCCATAGCTGGAGGTCGGGTCGCCGTATACAGCTTTCTTCTGCGCGCGGCTTTCGGCCTGTTCCAGATCCGTCATGGTGGACTGAACGAGGTTGGCGCGTTTGTTGACTGCGCCGGCCCCGCTGCCAGCATGGTCAGCCTGGTACGCTTTGCGCTCGTTCTCCACCGCCTGTTCAATCAGTTCCTTTGTGCGTTTCAGCGTGGCGCCGCCGTACTTCTCGGCTTCCTTCAACTGCGCGGCGTAAGACTGGCGTACCAGCGAGATGCGGGTGTTCAGGTCGTCCTTGGCCACGCGTTTCTGCTGCGCGATGGACTGCTTCGCCAGATTGTCACGCAGCGTATCCAGTTTCTTGTTGAAAGACTTCTCGTCCACGGCCTGACGGTCAAACGCGGTTTCCGTCTGCGAACGGCGGAAGCCTGCCACGGCATCCATGTCTTTTTTAAGCTGCTCGGTCTGCGCTTTGACGTTTGCCGGGATCGGCGCGTTCTTCGCTTCGTACTCTTTTTTCAGTTCGTCGAATTCTTTGTACTTGCCGGAGATCACGCCTTTGATGTAGTTGAACGACACCACGACGTACTTGATCATTCCGTCGACGATACTGCGGACTGTCTCTGACTGATCGTACAGCACCTTCCCGATGTCAAGCGCCAGCAGGATCCATCCAATGTACGGGATGGCGCGCGTCAGCAGTCGCATGGCCAACGCAAGGCCGCGCGTCGCCGTTGTCGCCGTCCCCATGCTGCGGGCGAAGATCAGAATCATTGCCTGCAGGTTACGAATGCTGGTGTTCGCCGTCGAAGCCATACCCGCCAGGTCTTTCAGCGATGTGCCGAAGGAGTAGGCCAACTGGATGCCTTTGACAAACGCGATGTTGGCCAGCGCCCATTTGACCAGGTCGAGGTTCTCCACAAGGAACTGCGCGGCGCCCGCCACGGTAGAAAACGCGGCGCCAAGGTCTTCGGCCAGTTGCTTCCCTTCGTTGCTTTCCAGAAGCTGAGTCAGGGAGGTAATGAGTTTGCGGTACGCGTCCAGGAAGCCGGAGTCGGCCAGCGCCAGGTTGAAGCGGAACTTCGCGTTATCCAGGGCGTTCTGCTGCGCCACGATACCGGTACGCATCTGCTCCGTAGCGTCCGTGGTTTCCTTGGCCAAGTCGCGCATGATGGAGATAACGGCCGTCGAGTCCAGCACGGCGTTTTCCATGTACTTACGAAACTCCGGCTCGGTAAGGCCAAGCGCTTTCGCACCGGCCGCAAACGCGCCAGGGATCTGTTCGCCGAACTGCTGCTTGAATTCTTCCGCTGAGATGTTCCCCTTCGACAGCATCTGTTCGATCGCCAGGAAGACAAGGTTCATCTGGTCGGCGGTCTTACCGTATGCGGTACCGATCGAGGTGACGTTTTCGAACAGTTCCTTCGATTCTTTCTGGCCAAGGCCGCTGCCCTTCGCTGCTGCGGAGAACTTGCCGTAGGACTTGGCCATGCTTTCCAGGTTAGAGCCGAAGTAGTCGGCCACCTGATTGACGTACTCCCACTCTTTCGCCTGCGCCTTCTGGTCCTTACCGACCACGACGGCAATCGCGGACATCGTCTGCTGACGGGTAATCGCCGCATCGACTGCAGAGTTCGCCAGGTTGATGGCACCGAACACGCCGCCGTATGCAGCAGCCAGCGCCAGCAGTTCGCCACGCAAACGCTGCGCCCACGACAGCGCGGTTTTCTGCTGGTCGTAGTTGTCTTTGGTTTTCTTGCCCGCCTGGTCTGCGGCAGCACCGTTCCGGCGGTACGCTTCGGTCAACGCGTTCTGCGCGGTGGTCGTGTTCTTCGCGGCCGCAATCAGGCGCTGCTCGGCTTCCGTCAGGTTACGGGTGTCGATGCCCGCCGCGCGTAACTGCTGCTGAATCTCACGCGCCGACATCGACGTCCGGCTGAACTGGGTAGAAAGCTGAGACAGCGTCTGCTGCGCCTGACGAAGTTTCTGGCTAATAGCTGCCGTGTCTGCGCCGGTCTGCGTCAGCGCCTGAGTCAGTCGCATGACCTCCGCGCGAGCCTGGCTGTATTCGCTGCGCAGGCGGGCCAGCTCCTGCGTCTGGGTGCGGAACTGGTCGACCATCTGCGCCAGCGCCGTAACCGTTTCGCGGGCGTTTTTCAGTTCACGGATTTTACCGGCAAAGTCGGTGATCGGCTTCTTCGTGCCGGTGACGCCGGCCCGCACTCTTTCCACGGCCTGATTCAGACCGTCCAGGGTCTTCGCGCCGTTGCGGGATGGGTCGGTGATGTTCCGGATTTGCTGCGCCAGCGACACCGCTGCTGTCCCTGCAGTACGCATAGACGCGGCCGTGCTGTTCCAACCGTTCGCCACGGCGCGCTGCTCGGCGGCCAGTTGACGCAGGGCGTCCTGCTGACGTTTGAGGTTGGCGGCCAGTTCCTGCTGCGCTGCTGCCTCCTGAGCGGCTTTCAGTTGCTGCAGGTGTTTGGCGTTGTTCTCGATCGCATTGTCCTGCTTGGCCAGTTCGCCGTTCAGGGTGGTCATGGCGGTTTCGATACGCTTCGTTGCCTGCTGCGTCTGGTTGGCGGCAATGCCGTAACCGGCAAGTCGCTGCCCCAGTTTCGTCAGGGTGTCTGTCTGTCTCAGGACGGCACGTTCTTCACGCTCGCGCGCTGCTGACAGGCGGGCAAGTTCCTTCTCTTCCTTCTTGAGAACCTTATCTTGCGACGCCAGTTTAGCCGCGTATGCCGTTTGTGCCTGCGCCGCCGCGATAGCACGTTTGCGTGTCTCGTCCAGGGCGCGGGCTTGATTTTCGTAGGCTTTGACGTCGGCGATCTGTCGCAGCATCGCCTTGGCCACTTTCTCCAGGTCGTTATAGCTGTTTTCGAGATCACGCACCGAAGCGTCGCCCTTCTTAGCCGCGTCGCGCTGGTCTTCCATGGCCTTGGATAGTTTGTCCATGGTCCGGGTCAACTGGTCGAAGGTCTGTTTCGAGTAGTCCTTCGCGCGGATTCTTAGCGTGATATCTTTATTGTCAGCCATTGCTCATAAGCCCCTTAATAACTTTCTGGAAAAACTTACCGCCCTCTTTAGTCATAATACTCGACGCGGCGGCTTGCAGCACGATCCCTTCGCTGGCCAGTTGGCGGTTATTCATTCGCCGTACCATCTCGGCGGTACCTATTAACTTGCCAAGCGTGAGCCGGTCTGCGTCGGGGACGTTGTTCATTTGCAGGTAGACCACATGCGCCCGAATGTTGGAAAACCATATCTCGGCTTCATGGCGCGGGTCTGGTGTTACGCTGGAATCATCCCCAGTTTCGGAGCCGCCAGTCTCACCTGCTGGATCAGCGCTCCGATCAGCTTTACCGGACCACCGAAGTCATCTGCAGATAAAGCGTAGATGTGGCCAAGCGCTCGGCACTGAATGTGCATCGGCCAGCGGCGAATCTCTTCCAGTGACGCCGTATCCGGCTGACCGTCTTCGCCCAGTTCGTCCGCAGCCATAGCGATGACGTCGGCCATAATGGCGGGGGCGCTGGCGCAGATATCGGCGATGAACGCCGCGAAATCCGCGTCAGTCATCATCGCGCCTGGGTCTTTGCGTTCCGACACTTCCTGATAATGCTCCCACAGGGTCAGCAGTTTATCCAGGTTGTCGTAATGAAGGCTGACCAGTTGGTTCAGGTCGTAGAACGCCAGACCTCGGACGTCGGCGTAAATGTTCCCCTGAGAATCGGTTACTTCGCGGCGTGGCACCGCGCGTTTCTGAATGGCCATCGTTATAGTCTCCTGTTTATTGACATCGCTAATCTAGCAAATAAAAAAGGCCAGGGGTTAGCCTGACCTTTGAATATTTTGATTTCCTGTTACGGGGCGGTAACGTTAAGCGTCGCCGTCTTCGTTGCTCCGCTGGATACCAGAGTCGCCGTAATCTGCACGGTACCAGCGCCGGTGGCCGTAGCCTTGGCGGTGGTGGTGGCCACGCCGGACGCGTTAGTCGTCAGGGTGGTTTGTGCCAGAGTCACCGCAGTAACGCCAGACGGCAGCGCGCCGCGAGCCAGTGTTACCTGCTGGTTGTTAGCAGGCTGTCCGCTCGCATCCAGTACCGTAACGGTCACAGTAGAGGTGGCGGTGTTGTCGCCCGCGATAGACGTCGGGTTCAGCGTCATCGTGGAGACTGTTGCGCCGGTACCCGCGTTACCCGCGTCCGGAGTAGGACGGTAGGTGATCTGCGATGGCGTGTTGCAGTCTTTTTTCAGTACGCCGAAGTTGAACGAAAGCTGCTGCCAGTCGTCGCCTTTCAGAGCGTAGTCACCGTTTGGCGTCAGGTTAACCTGCGGCCAGTAGTAGTTCATCTGCAGACCTTTCGGGTTATCCGAAATGAAGCGCAGCGCCCCGCGAACGGTGTCGTCGGAGGTGATGAACATGTCGGTGGAACCGGCTTTGCGGTTGTACTGAGCATACAGCTTAGACGGCGCTACCAGGTCAGGCGCATCGGGTTCGATGTACACGCGGCCGGTATCGGCTTCCAGTTCGTAGTTGCCAGCGGGCAGCAGGGTCAGGCCGGAAACGGCAGACAGGTCGCCGGAACCGATCACGATAGAGGCGTTAGCCGCTGCGTAATACAGTTCGAAGTTCGCTGCGTCGATGTTACCCAGGCCTTGCGGCTCGTCGACTGACTGGCCAAGCTGGTAGAAGTAACCGCGAGTCACAGCGTTTTCACCGTTCAGACCTTCTTTGACGTCGGACTGCTGAGTGTTAACGATAGTCTGGCTGTTACCGCCGAAGAACGCTGCCACGTTCTCAATGGAGATGTTATCGGTGATGAAGCTGCCTGAACGGGTGTTCTGCAGGGTCATCTGGTCGTCCATCTCCTTCACGCCGTAATCGGACGAGAAGTGGTCCAGGGTGGTTACGTCCTGCGTGGCGTTCAGTTCTGGCGTGTTGCCCAGGTAACGCTCGCCGGTCGGATTGCCCTTGTTATCCTGACGGTCGAAGAAGAGTCGACCACGGCCTAATACAAGGTTGTTTTTCTCATTAACGCAAGTGGCCATTTCGACCCCCCTTTATTTGTTGATCAACATTTAAGGTCACGAACAATTGTAAGCCGGACCGGCTGATAAAAATACGCCATTGGCGAAACATCATCGCCACCAGGGCGGACGACTGCAGGGTCCAGTTCAATCTTAGAGATCATTCCGCCCAACATGAAGTAATCCGGATACTTCCCGCCGCTCATGCCATTAGAACGCGTCGCGGCAATTTTGCCAAGTTGCGTTTCTACATCATGAAGAAAGATGTACGCCGCATCTGTCGGGTGTTCCTGGCCGTTCGCTGATACGAATCCCTGGATCAGCACCGTCCATGCGTCCTTGCTCACCGTGTTGTCTTCTGTCGCCCAGTCTGAAATATCCGAACGCGGAGACTCCAGCAGAGCGAGGAAAGGCACCGGCGTTTCTGCGCCGAACTGCGACCGGCCCCGCCAAGTTCCTTTGTTGTCGGTACTGAAACCGTTCGCCACGGTGATTTCGTTCAGGATTGTCGTTAATTTTTGCTGGATTTGCAATTTAATCAGCGCGCTCATTCAATAAGCCTCGAAAGTTGTCGTAAGAATTCCGCCTGAACAAGATTGCCGAATGGCTCCACAACCTTGTTGCGGGTGTCGTTGAAGACCTGCGCTACCGATGGCCCGTACAGCAGCGCCACCGATCCTTTAATCAGCCAGGACTGGTGTGTCGTCTTCTTATGCGCGAGTGTCGTTTCGCCTGGCGCCAGCCGGACAGCCAGGCCGAGGTTGTAGTGGTCTTCCGATTTAGATGCGCCCTTATTCAGTCGAACCAGCCAGCCTTTCTTGATGAACGTCGTCTTGCCCTTCTTCACGCGCACCGTTACACCGGACTCCGGACCACGCCCCACGGTGGAACTGGTAGCGAATCTGGCCAGGCTGGTAGCTCGGTCACGCGAACGAATGATGGCTTCGGGATTTTCATTGGTAGCCAGTTTGGCCACGCCAAGGCGGTCGCCGGTGAGATAGCTTTTGTTGAAGTTAATCTCGTCGGTCATGTGGTTCTTGATAAGCGCCATGCCTTTGCCTTTCACGGTATCGTTAATGGCAATGCGCATGGCTACTTTAGAATTGTCGGGGAATCGGTGGAAGTATTCTCGCAGGCCGTCGAGTGCGGCGACGTCAATGATCGGTTGCATACTACCCCCGCGCTACCTGCCAGATTACTTCGATAGGACCAACGATAGGTTCCTGGGTTCCGAGGGTCAGGACGGTACCGTCTGCCATAATCACCACGCCGTTGTTGCGGAGCGTGACGCCCTTGGCCAGTAATTCTTCCCTGTCGAAAATGACGCGTTCGATACCTTCGATTGTCTCGGCGTACCCTGCATTTTCCAGGTCGCCGCCTACTTGGATTTTGTTATGCCAGCGGACGGTAAGGGCGATTTCCGCTTGCATGGAATCCATGTATTTCGCGTCCCCGCCGAAGGTATTGTGTACCACTCGGCGGGTGCGGGCTTTGACCGTCTGCCAGTCGAAGCCCTTGGCCATTACAGATCGCCTTCGTCAGCGTCAGAGGATTTCTGCTCGTCGGCCAGTTTGGCTTTCGCTTCTGCTTCGGCTTGCTTTTTCTTCTGCGCAGCAGTCAGCGGCTTATCGCCTTCCGGTGCCTTCTCTTTGTTATCGGTTTCATCCGACTTAGGAGCCTGCGGCTTCGGCGCATCGGCCTTAGTCAGATCGAGAACGCGGTCAGCATCGCTGTCAGCTTTACGCAGAGCGCCTTCGTGCGCCGATTCGATGTTCTTCACTTCTTCGGCAGTGAAGTCGAACTTAGTGTTCGGCAGCAGGTGTTGACGCTTGCCATCACGGTAGACGACGACAGAGATGTTAGTGATACGTTGCGGCATAGTAGTTTCCTCAAGTGAATGAAAAGGCGGCACACCGGCCGCCCTTTTAGTTTAGTCGTTAAGGTCTGGCAGACCTCATATTAAGACGATGTACCGGTCTTAATCAAGAAGGTTGCGTTCGCATCGCCAGGCACCATCAACGGAGCGGACTGGGACATGAAGAACTCTTCCCATGGATCTTCCTGAGATACCCAGTTCTTAGAGAAGATTTCCATGGCCTTCCAGCCAGCACGGCCGTCTTTGATTGCACCGAAGCAACGCACACCAGCAAACACTGTCGGGGAGATGCCGAATACTTCGGACGGCTCCAGGAAGTATTTCTGGCTGTTGTCTTCTGCATCCAGATAGGTCGCTTCGTAGATCCAGATACGGATTTCACCAGCGCCGTTCAGACCGGATACGCGGCCAACGAATTCCAGACCTTCGAACTGATCCAGCAGACGGGTGATCTGAGTGTCGGAACCGCCGAGGCGAGTATCCATCAGACCGCCGAGGCCAACCAGCAGTTCTTTGTGCGCTTTGAAGTACGCGTTATACGCATCGCGGCCGAAGTAGACGTCGACGATGCGCGCGCCCGATTCGGTGTTTGCGATACGACGCAGCGAGCTAATGTCGCCCATCGGGTCGGCTGCAGCATCAGTCCAGTCCGTAACGAGCGTCAGGCCAGCATTACGCGGGAACTGAACAGTACGGGTAGGATACTTCTCGCCGGAGATGGTGACTTCCGCTTTCTTAGCGGCTTCACACGCCATCCATTCGAAACGGTTGTAGATGCGCTGTTTCTGCTGCGCGGCCAGATCGGCCACGATGATGTCATGGCGCTGCTGGTTCGTGTAGGAACCGGACACCATAGTTTCACCAGGCAGACGCATCAGCGGGGCGTTGATGTCGACTTCGTCTTTCTCCTTGATGTACGCAGGAGCCAGGGAGTCGGCAGTGTAGCCTTCGCGGCGGTTAATCCAGCCTTGCACGTTCGGAGCAACGAACGGGGCAACGCGGCGGTAGTTGGTGTTCACGCGTTCGAAGAAAATCTTATCCGTTTCGAAATAAATCGAACGGCCATAGAAGCCTAAGAACAGGGAGAACGGGACTTTGATTTTGCGAATAACGCCGCCCGCGGTCTGCGTATCCCAAGGGTTGACGACTTGATCGGACATTCTGAATTCCCCTATTACCCGATAATCTGAAAACGCCCGATCATCGGGCGTCCATGTTTATGATTCTGTTAGCCTAACAGACGGCCGACAAAAATGTTAGACCCTGCATACGAGAACGCGATTTTGCGTTTCGCAAACGTGTCGATGGACGCTGGCCACACCAGCGCTTCGTGGTTAGGTGCGCCTGAATCATAAACCTGAATCGGGCCACCGCCAACTGTCGGTTGCGCGGTGAAGCCCACCGGAACCAGAGCATCGCCAGTACCAGCAGGATCGTATTTGATGTACTGGCCATTGGTCTTGTTCATCGCCACCACTTCGTACTTAGCATACGTCACGGTGTTCGCGCCACCGGCCACGCCGCTGGACGTGTGTTTCGGATATTCGCCCGCCCAAAGCTGTTGCGGTTTTACGCCGTCCCAGTTTGAGTTACCGGCCAGATCATCCGGTTCGTAAATTGCTTGTACCATTTTTCTTCTCCGTCAGGTCAGTGGACCGGTTGGCTTACGCGGTTTTCATGTCATCCGGGATCAGCGCGAGGATGTCGGCCATGCGATTTTCTTCTGTCGCGGCTTTATCCTGGTTCGGCTTAATCTCAGGGTTTTTGGTGGTGTCCATTGCTTCGGCGAAGGTTTTGGTACCGTCGTTTT